AGCTTCAAGGTGGGATGGCTAAGATCATTAGCAGCCCAGCCGTAGAAGCCGTTGCCGTCCTGGAGGCTCTGCTGGGCCCAGTTCCCGCCGAGGGTCGTCGTGAAGTCGTCGACGCGCTCGATCCACGTCGCCGTGAATTCCGAAGGGGCCATCGACGCGCCCCACGTCATCACCAGGCGGACATCGCCGTTGAATTGGATGCTCATTGGTTGTGGCTTCCGAGGGGGACTGGGGTCTTCGGTCAGAAGCCGCCGATGAGGATCGCGCCGGGGAAGAACGAGGGGGACGAACCCGTGTCGTCGAACATCAGCCCACTTACAACGGCGTTGGGGCCGGCTGTGGTCGTCACCGCGATCTTGACGCTGCCCGTGATCGTCCACCGGAGCCAGGTGCCGTTGTGGAACGATGGGGAGAGGGTTTGGGTGTCGAGGACGGAATCGTCGGCGGCGTCGAGGATCTGAAACTGATTGCCGCGGACAGTGCTGTCGAAGTCGACGGCGTAGATGCTGAGGATGTACGAGCGGGATTCGGAGTCGAGGGCCAGGGTAAAAGAGAACCCAGAGCCCACGTCGAACCAGCAAGTCGCGTAACGACTGAGCCCGTCGTAGTTCTGCAAGGCGCGAGGGTCGGTCGACGGTTCTTCCCAGCCGTTGTCGCTGGTCCCGCTCTTCGTAAACGTGACCCACGACGGAAGGTGCGTGAGGTCGGTGGGGAGCGTGTAGCCGTCAATCACGGCCCCGGCAGCGCCATAGACGCCGATCCACGTACCTTGAGTGGTCGTGTCGGTGCTAAGGAAGGTTGCGGTGCTCATGGTTTAGGCGGCGCTCCAGGCTACGAAGACGGTGGCGTGGGTCGCGTCGATGAAGAGCAGGGTGAGGGTGAGGGCCTTGCCAGCCGCCGGGGTGGCCGGGGCGCTCCCCGACGCCGTACGCCAGTCGTAGGTGATCCCGCCGGGCAGGGCGTACGTGTAGGCGGTGCTGGCGTCCTGCTTGATGTCGATGAGCACCCTGCGGGCGGCGGCGTTGCTGAAGGCGAAGGTCGCGTTCGCGTTCAGCGTGACGACCCAGTTGGCCTTGGCGCCGAGGTCGAGGGTGGGGGTTGCGCCCGTGGCCGTGCCGACCGCCGTCGTGCAACTGTCGATCTGCTGGGCGGTGGCGGAGGTGTTGAGAGTGCCCGTGGATAGGGCAAGCGTCGACCCTATCGAGCCCTCGCTGAAACTGCCGGCGGCCGAAGCGACGATGATCTTGTTCGACCCGGTGGCCGCGATGAACTTCCCGAAGTCGACCTTGCGGGCCCCGATCGTGGATACGGCAGAGCCCGGGCCAGACGCAGTTACATCCCCAGTCAGGGCGGTGATCCCATCACCACCACCATCCAGGAACACCGCGTCGAAGTTGGCAAGCCACGATGAGGACTTCGTCTTCCAGGTGAAGATGAGGTCGATCGGGTGGGTCGCGTCGTAGTCGGTGCCGGCGACCGGGGCCGACCCGTTGCGCCAGACGATCGCGTTGGAGCCCGACCCGCCAAAGCTCAAGGCATGCCCGTTAAGCCAGACCGTCGCGTTGACCCTCGCCCCAGCAGCCCCCCCGCTCAGCGTGATCGTCGAGTCGCCGGTCAGGTCAAGCTCGTAGTTCGTCGCCGTCCCTGCGGCAAGCGTAACCGCCCCAGTCGTGGGGCTGGCCGTCGCCGGAACGCTCTTGTACTGGTTGATGGTCAGGCTAGTCGTAGGCAAGTTCGCCGCGACGTCTGTCGCGAACGTGCCGAGGCTGAGGTCGCCCTTGAGGTACTGGGAGGTCGAGCCCGTCGTGAGAACGTTCTGCTTCGTCGAGAGACCGGACGTCAGAGACGCCGACGTCGCGTAGCTCTGATTCGACGCCGCGGTGACGAGCCCCTTAGCGTTGACTGTCAGCCCCTGGAAGGTCCCGACGTTGCTGTTGACCGTGGCGAGGGTCAGTGCGACATCGCCCGTTCCAGACGCGGAGCCGTCGCCGTGGATCGCGGTGATGCCGTCCCCACCGCCACCGCCGCCGGTTGAGCTGATGACGTACGGGTCGACCGCCGTCCCCGACCCCGTGATCGTGACGTTCTCGCCGTCGGAGATCAGCCCGGCGATCGTGGTTGCCGGAGCCCCGACGACTTTCAGCGTCGTCCCGTTGAACGCCAGGGAGTTCGTGTCAATCGTGATATGGCGATAGGAGCCAGTCCCCACCGCACCGACGAGCCCAGACCCCGTGGCGTCCAGCATCTTGCTGAACCCAACCGCCTTCGCCTGAATGGTGTTGGACGAGACGGCGTTGGTGTTGATCGTGGCGGGGACGTTCCCGGCTCCAGTGGCCGAGACATCGCCGTACAATCCCGTGATGCCGCCGGTCATTCCCGCTACGGCATCGGCGGTGTCGTCCAGCTTCTGAAAGTCCTCGGCGGTCGGCGACGACCCGTAGATGACCCAGCCCACGCCGATCGGCACGTCGGCCTCTTCCAGCGTGGACGCGGGATCGACCGCGACGCCGGTGAGGCGATTACCGTCGATGCCGGTCGCCAGGTAAGCCGTCGTCGCCGGCTCCAGGTTGGTCGGTGCGACCATCAGGCGGATCGGCTCGTCGGGAGTGGGCACGTCCGTGCCTCGCTTGAACTTGTCGATCGTGCCGCTCGTGACCTCGATCCAGCCTTGGCCGAGGTTGAACCCGGCGACGCGGGACTTCGACCCGTCGACGCGGAAATATCGGTTAGCCATGGGAGGATGAGTCCTCTTTCAATACGGTGCGATGGATTCCGCAGCGAGCGGGTCGACGCGAGGGGTGGAAGGGATGTCGTCGGGGGTCATGGTGACCGCCGCGAGAGGGTCGGCCACGCGACGGCGGGGCGGCAAGCCGGTCGTCCGCTCGCCGGTCCAGCCGAGGCAGAGCGTGTCGGAGAGGCAGCACATCAGGGGAAGGCTGAAGCACACGTCCTCTCGCTCTCCAGTCCACGCCAGGGGCAGCGTGTCGGAGAGGCACGAAAGCAATGGGGCGGCCATCGTTCTGTGGTCCTCAGCTCATGGACTGGATGCAGGCCGTGCAGTCGCGGACGGATACGTCGCGGCCCAAGGCGTGGCAGTGGGCGAGGCCGGAGCAGCCGCAGGAGGGTTTGCCGCCGTAAAAGCAGGCGAGCCCGAGGCGGGACCTGGTCGTGGCGAGGGTGAGACGAGGGGCCGCAGCGGCGAACGCCGGCGCGCCGCCAGCGACCGGCGGCGGCTCTTCATCACCGCCTGAATCCACGATCGGTGCCGGCTCCTCGGTCGGGTCGCTCCCGAGCCACAGCTCGAACGACTTCGGCCTCGGCCTGATCGCGCAGGCGTAGCGGTAACCGTCGACCTGGCCCCAGCACGACCCTTCAATAGGGCAGCGGTCGCACTTGTCGTTCACGGGGCTTCGGTCACCGTGATGTCGGAGATGGGGGAGAATCCGCCGAAAGTGAACGTGACGTTGAGCGGGCTGGCGTTGTTGACCGTGCCGACGCCCGCCTGGATTCCGCCGGAGCCGCCGACGTTGCCCGAGCAGCCGCCGTCCGAATACCAGAATATCGTGTTCCTGGGGTCGGCTGGGTTGACGCCCGCGCACGTCGTCCCGGCCCCGTAATCCGCCCGGTTCGCGCCGAACTGGACGCTGGCGGACAGGCCGCCGGAAACCGCCACGGCGACCCTCGCGTCGATCGTCCCGGGGGCGATGTCGCCGGGGGCGATCGTGGGGATGAAGGCTCCGCAGGTGATCGCCGATCGGCTCGTGTTCGACTTCGCCGACACAGAGGGGTGCGGACAGCCGTTGCCGTTGCAGGAAGAGATCGTGAACGAGCCGCCGCTGGAAGGCGTTATGGTCAGGGGCATCTTCGCGGGATACGGCGTGCTGCTCAGGCAGCAGGAATAGCCGGCCGCATTGTTCAGATGGACCGTCGGGCTCGCCGTGAGGCCGACTTTGCAGGCCGAGAACGACCCTGTCGCGCTGGCGAACCGGCCGGACGGGTGGGTGATGGTGTAGGTCCCGCTGTTCGCGCCGAACCCCACCACCGCTTGGCCCGAAGAATTCGTGGTGCCCGTGCTGGTCGTGATGCCCGTCGCCGTCAGGGTGACGACAGCCCCGGGGAGCGGTTGCGAATTGCAACCCGTCACGGTGAACGTCAGCGTGCAGACCGGCGGCGTCTCGCCGCAGTCGCAGTTGCACGGGCCGGGGGTGAATCGATTGAGCGGCATGTCAGCCCGTGGAGCAACCTTGGCCGATGACTACGTAGGCGTCGTCCCGGGTCTTGCCCAGGATCAGCCGCTTGCTCGCCTCGGTCGCGTCGGGATACTTGTTGATGACTGTTTGGCTGCCCAGCGAGGCGTCGCCGCTCGCCTTGATCTCATACACCGTGAGGCTGGCGGTCGATCCGGCCGCGATGGTCGTCGCCCCGGGGTCGGTAAAGTAAACTCCGCCCGACGATCCGTTGCTCGGCCCCATGCCGCCGCTCGCCGCGGCCTGCTGTTCAACCGCGGCCATGCGGGAGAACAACTGCTTGACGTCGTCACGGATTTTAAGCAACCACCGCTCGACTTCGTGGATATAACGAGTACTCATGGAGCGTCGTGGCCTCGGTCTCTGGCTTCGTCCAGATCTCGCTGATGCTGATCAGCCTTGGCTTTCGAGTCCATTCGAGCCTGCTCAAGGTCCGCCTGATGTTGGGCAGCCTTCGCCTCCCCTTGGTCCCGCACGGCCTTTGCTTGCGACTCGGTTTCTGCGGATTTATCACGCCCACGATCGCGGACAGCTTGCGCCTGAATTTCTCTTTGAGATGCTTTGTCCTTGCCTGCATCTCGGACAGATTGAGCCTGGGCTTCCCGGTCTGCCGCCTTGGCTTCGCCTCTGCTGCGTACTGTCGCTGCATCATCGCCGCCTCTGGCGCGTTCAAGGTCGGCCGTGGGACGATCGGCGTCCCGACGCATTGCCGCCTTGTTGGCCTCGCGGTCGGAATAGCTTCGTGCACCCGATGGCGTGTCATCTCGGGCCGAACGGGGATCTTTCCAAGGGGTGTTGTCCCTCGCCGACGTGGAATCGCGGGAAGACCTCATGTCGCGGCCGTTGTTCCAGTTGATGAAGTCTTGGTCGCCGCCCCCGAAGTCGGAGCCGCCGGGCTCGTTGAAGCCCATGTCTCCGCCGTCGTCCATGACTACGGAACCATCTCCGCCATCCCCTGCGTAAGACGTGCTCTCGTAACCGCCCATCATCGGCGAGTCGGCGTAACCGAGGGTGCCGTCGGAGGGGCGGCGCTCGGGAGCCAAGTAGGCCGCGACGGACTGCGCGGCTCGACGGTTGCTGAGTTGCATCGTCATCGTGTAGGTCGCGGCCGACCGGGTGTTCCAGATCAAGTCGGTGGCGATAGCAGGGATGTTGAGACCTTCCCAGCCTGTCGTGTAGGAAGAAGACTCAAGCGAAATCCCCAGGCCGAACGTCAGCCCCGGCACGAACATGTCGTCAATCGTCACCGACCCCTCGATCATCGCGTCCTTGACGCTGTCGAGGACGTCTTGGGCGTAGGTCTCCATGTTCGTCTGGTTCGCGGGGTCGCGCCAGCCGTCAACCGTCACCGTGAGGGTTTCCGCCAAGCCGTCGACGGTGTTGGACGTCCCGTCGAATCCGCTGGCCGGCTTGGTCGCAGTCAAGAACGATGTGTTAACCGCGACCATCGCCCGCACGTCGGCGGGGGGGGCGTTGTTGGCGAAACTGTAAGTCGGAGTCTGGAAGATGATGATGCCGGTGGACGGGTCGATCGAGTAGATCGGGTCGGGGAACTCGTTGTAGGGAGGCGATCCCGAGTCGCTCCAGAGCACGGAGCCGATGGGGTAGGAGGTCAACGTGGCTGCGCCCCCGCTGGCCGTCGTGTAAGGCACCGGATAAGTGAACCGACGGGCTAGGGCAGCGGCCAGGGTCGTGTCGGCCACCTTATACTTTCGCCAGACGAACGACGCCCCGCTGCTCAGCCCGTAGATCGCATAGCCGTCGTAATTAACGGCCTGTAGCGGCGTTTCGAGGGTGACGGTGGAGGTTCCCCCGCTCGTCTTGGCGGTATTCGCCACGATGCGACTGGAGTCGCCGAGGATGATGCCGGTTCCGGTCGCCTTCCAAACGTACAACCGTCCTTGCCTATGCGTCTGATCCCACTCGTTAGAACCCCACGTTTGGGTTCCGGGGTTGGACGTCAAAACGACGTGGGTCGTGTCCGTGCAGGAACAGGACCCCATCGACCGGGCGTCCGCATCTTGCAGGTAGTCGTTGGGCGTCCATATCGCCTTGGCGGTCGCGTTGTCGTTCGTGCCCCACGCGAAGTCTTCAAGGAGTGTGCCCGCCGCAACGCTAAGGAGCACCGGGCGAGTCCACGCCTGCCCTCGAATCACCACCCGCTGGTAGCATTCGGATACAGAGCGGGATAGGCCGGAGGGGACGATGCGAGCGTCGCAGTCGTCCATTTCGATGACGTTCTCGGTGACCGCTCTCAGATCGATGAACCGAATCACGCCATCGGGCCGAACCCACATCGCGTGGTTGGGAGCCCATGCGTTCAAGAACGAATCGATCGCCGTAAGCAACGCTTCGCCGCCGATCCTCACGGGCTGGGGAGGGATCAGCGTGAGTGCCGCCAGGTCCGTCACCGTGTCGGGGGGCAATACGGCCGGTGGGCCCATGCTGACGTAAGCCCCGATACCGTGGGCTACGAGGGCGGTCGCGTTGGCATCGGACGTCAGCGCATCGGTGATGATCTGGCCGATCGTCCGCCCCAGCCTAGCGTCGATCTTGTCCGGGTCTTCGGCGTCGTAGTTGTACGTGCCGAAATCCATGAGGGTGTTCGAGTCCGTGTAGGGGACGCGGTCTCCCCTCGCCCTCAAATCCCGGCACTGGTAGATCGTCTGCCAGCCCTTCTCGCCCGGCTGCGGGTCGGCCTCGGTGATGTCGCCGCTGAAGACGAGATTCCCATCGATGGAGAGCGAGACCGTCTTCCCACAGTAGGGATCGACGGCCTCCCGCTCCCGGGCGGTCCTTTCCAGCGTCAACGTGGAGATTCCACGCAGGCGCAGGCTCAGCCGCTTAGGCCAGGGCGTGACGGCGTTGATCGCCACGGCCGAGCCGTCGATCGTCAAGGTGGTCGTGTGGGACATGGGGTGAGATCAGGTTCCGCGGGGGAGGCGGGTGCGGGTGGTTCTGGCTTCCTGGCGGACTTGATTCCAGAATCCGTTCATCGCGGAGGCGTCCTGCTGGAGCTTCCGCATGGTGCCGAGCATCTCGCGGATTGCAGCGCGGGCCGCATCTCCTGGGTTCACGCCCGCCCCCACGTACTGGCGGGCGTTCTTAAGAATGTCGCCCATCTCTTCGCCCGGGTTGTACCCAAACTGTCCTTGGGCGATGCGGCGGATATCAGCGGAGTCGCGTGCGTCGCGGACCCGCTGGTTCATCTTCACTTTGTCTTCGGGCGTGTCGATCTGGATCGCCTTTGAGGCGTCCATAGACTGCTTGACCGTCGCATCAACCTCTGCGTTCTTGGCTTGACGGGCGTCTCTCTGGGCCTTCTCGTTATTCGCGATAGCTAGGCGGTTTTCCCATTCTGCTTGCTGCTGCTTGAATCGATCGTCGGCGATAGTTTCAGGGTCGAACTGATTTAGCAACCTATCGAACTGCTGGTTCGAGCCCTTGAGGAAGCCGATCGACTGTTGATTTCCGCCGAGCGCGTTCTTGATGTCCTCGGCGACGCCGGCCCTACGTCCCGCGTCTGTACCACCGATAGCGTCGATCAAAGCCTTGCCGCCGCCGAACGCCTCCAATGCCTTCCTGAATCCCTCGGTCTCCTCGGAATCCTTGCCCTTTACGGATGCTGCGGCCTTCTCGTTCTCGGCGGCGACAACCTGTGCGTTCAGCTTGTTGAACTCTGCTAGTTCAACGTTCGTGAGAACCTGCTGATCGGCAAGTTCCTTGAGCCGCTTCTTCGACTCGGTCAGGGCATCATTGAACCCAACGACCCCTTGAGCACCCTTCGGGACTTCGTTCGCCCCCTCCTGCCAAGCCTTCCACCAGTTGTTGATAATCGGCGTGGCCACATAGGCGGCTACACCAGCCGCCGTCAGGGCTCCAGCGAGCCCCGCGGGGCCGCCGATCGCTGTAACCAGCCCTTCGATATTGTTCAAAATGCCGCCGACACCGCCTTGTGCGAAGTCTTGCGTGATTCGGCCAAGCTCCAGGGTGGCTCGGCCCAGCCCCTTGGTTTCGCCTTCCAGTTTCTTGATCTGATTGGTTAGATCTGCGGCTTTCTCGGCGAACGGCCGCGCGGAGGCCGTGTACGCCGAGATGCCAATTGAATTGGCCTGATACTGTTCGGCGAGCGACTTAAGGCTCGCTTCCTGCTGCTGGAGATCCTTGGTGAGTTCCGCGATCTTCTCAGCGTTCTTGAACTGAACGATGATCGTGTCAACTTGATCCACGGATCACTTCTCCCCTCTCCAGACCCAATCACGGATTGCGTCCATCGCATTCTTGCGATCGACGTCTCTAAAGCCGCCCGGGTCCCGCCTGGGAAGGTGCTTACCGCCTTCGCGGTGATACCTGATCCACTCCATCGGCCAGCCAGCAATAACCTGGAGCGTTCCCGGGAGCCTCTTGAACGCTACCGTGTACTGAGAAATCACCCGCGACGACGAATAACGAGGGACGAGGGGTGGCCCGGAGAATCGCTTCTTGTTTGCCAGGGTCGACTTGGCGAGGGGAGTAAACGGTCTTCCGTTGGCATCGTTCCCCAACAGCAGGTGCTCTTTCTTGCCCTCGGTGTAGATCCTCTTAAGCCGCGGCTCAACAGGACTCATGTCTTGAATCCGGGCCTGGATCGAGCGGTATTTATCAAGAAGTCCCATGTGTTCAGTTGCAGTCGCGGGGTCGACGTCCTAGATTGTCATTTACGAAAGGTCTGTGGTTGCACGCATTCCAGGGATTCAGCCGATGTTGCCCATCCTGCTTATCGTGTGGCTTCTGTGTGCGTTCATGGGGGCTTATGTCGCTCAGTGCAAGGGCCGAGTTGGCATGGAAGGCGCGGTGTTCGGCTTTGCGTTGGGACCGATCGGCATTCTGATCGAAGCCTTGATGCCTTCGGTCGCGAGGGCTCAGCCGTCGTCGAGCGAGCCAGAGAAGAAGCCAGACGTCGCGAGGCCGAAGCCCTTGGTCTCCAAGGACGACGTGGCGATGGACTTCGTCATGGACATGGTCAAGCAGGGCGAGAAGAAGAACCGATCGATCCGCATCGAGGAGCCTTGAGCATCAAGGTCTAGCCGCCCACGGTCTCGGGGCTGGAGCCCTCGTGGCTGGCGGGGTCCAGTCGATCGGCGGGGGCGTGTAGATGCGAGGCGGGGGAGGGGGAGATTTTGACCTCCACCGTTTAATCGCTTCGTTCTGAATCCAGATCTTGCCCCTCGGCGAGATGCCGATCACGTTGTAGACGCCGCCGGGACGATCGGCGTGATAGGACAACACCTTCGTCCAGGGGTCTCCGCTGATCGGATCGACCAACCAAGTGATGCGAACGTGGGTGGGATACGCCTGGCCGGTGAGGAGAGAGCGAGTCCGTGATAATCTGGACGCCGGCATCAGGTAGGGCCCAGTCAGCCGCCAAGGTGGGGCGCTGCTCATCGCCGACTTGCGATACTCCTGGGTCTTCGGGAGTACGCCTGGCATCTTCTCGCCGCGAGCGTTCCACCCCAGGCTCAACTCGAACTGCTTCCGCTGGAGCGCCACGTCCTTCACGATCTCGAAGAACGCGAGGCGGGTGGCCTCTGGTGCAACCCGCACGTCGAGCGGGGCAATATTGCCGATGGTGAAGTAGTAGCGGCGTGCCATGAAAGATCGCTAAGGATATTTCGCAATTTGCGAAAAGCCAGCCCTACTCGGCTTCTGGCGGTATGGGCGGTCGGCCCTGGATCTCTTTGTCGAGATAGGCGTCGCACATGGCGTCAAAGTTCTCAACCGCCTTACTCGTCGCCGCGATCAGCGAGCACACGGCTTTCGCCTCGGAGCCGACGGCCTCCAAGGCGGCCCGCTCCTCGTCCGAGAACGCCCACTTCACGGCATCGTCCGGATTCCAGGCCGGCTCAGCGTTACCCTTCATAGTTTCACCTTGAACTGCGAGAGCGGCAGCCGCACATTCTGGCGGATCGTGGGGAACGTGACGTGGGCGATGCCGGCGCCGTCGACGTCGATGATCCGCCCGGTGGGTTCCTTCGGGTCGGCAATCTGGAGGTGCGAGCCCCAGCCGCCAACGAGGGTGACGAGGTCTCCGGGCCCGAGGGGCTTGAGGGGAGCAGGAGGAGCCGCAATCTCTGTCTTCTCTTCATCAGCCATCGAAGTCTAAGCCCCCTCACTCAGGTGTAGGCCACGGTGAAGTCGCTGCCCACGCTCGTGTCGTAGGCGTTGGTGATGGTCCCGGTCCACTTCAGCGGGCCGTCCAGCGGGACGTCCTCGGTCATGTCCGTCCAGCGGTTGTTCGTGTTGAAGTCGAACTTCAGCGTGTTCGTGCCGTTGAACAGGGTGACCTCGACGTCGAGCGCCGTCAGAGCCCTGAATGAGGCGAGGTCGTCGGGGGACGGCTTGCGGTAGAGGCCCACCTGGATCTCGACTTTCCGCCCCGAGAACGCGATGGTCTGGGGGTAACGCGCTTCCCAGGCGCTCGCCGTCAGCGTGTTGGTGACGGTGATCGAGATCGAGTCGAAGAGGGTTCGCGAGGAGCCGATTTTCAAGCCGCCCGCGGTGTGGCTGAACAAGAACGGATCGCAGGAGTAGAGCGAATCCGTCGGGGCGGGGAACTCCGTAGCGTCGGGATCGGCCACGGTTCCCGCCGCGTTCGTGTCGTCCCTAATCCCGGTCAGGTTGTAGTTGTACTTCCAGACGGGGTCCTGGCGAGACGCGGTGTACGTCGCCGTGCCGACTTTCAGACCAGACCCCCTACGCCGCTTGTAAGTCCCGCTGTTCTCAAGGACGGCCCTATATGCCGACACGCTCGCCAGGTCCCCAGGCGGCATGACGAAGTTGGCGTCCGTGGTCGTCCATGGCGTGGTCCTGCCCGTATTGACCGGCGTGCAGGCCCAACCCGTCAAGAACTTGCTGATGCTGGCGTACAGTTCGCCCTGGAGCGTCCCGGTGAACACGTAGCCGTCGCTGTAGAAGCAGACGGTCGTGCTCAGTCCGTTGCCGCCCGCGATCTGGCCGATCACCGGCTTCATCAGCGGCGTGTAGGCGTTCGACTGAGACTCGCGGATGTAGAAAGCGCTCGTCCCATTCACGGGGCTCGCGATCGGCGTCCCGAAGCTGGTCTCTTGATTGAGCCAGAGGAAGTTGCGTGCGGCCATGTCTTTTAATATCCCTCCGGACTCAAGGATTGAAGGCGCGAATGACGTCGACCTGCATCAGGCCGGGGGTGATCTGAACGGTGTTCTCGTCGGCGCCGGCGAAGGACGTCGGCTGAGAGAAGGTGATGAGGCCGGTGTGCGAGCCCGCGTCCCGAAGCGCCTTCTGGATGGCCAGCTCTTTTGTCTGGTCGCCGACTGGATAGAAGGCGTTCTCGACCGCCTCCCAGAGGTTCAGGACGTCGAGCATGTCGAGCGAGCCGCTGGACGTGCCGACGACGAGCATCTCGACCTTGACCTGAAGGTTCCCCAACTGGGCGTCAGGCGAGTACCACTGGACGGGCCCGAGCAGCGGCGTAAGGCGAATGGTCGTCTCGGTCGACGCACAGGCTGGAGCCTTGATGCCGTCAATCCTCGGTATCGCCGTGATCCAATGCTTGACGACGGATTCGAGAACGGGGTCGGTGACGAGGTAGTTAATGAGCACCTCGTAAACGCGGGCCCGATTGCCGCTTGGAAGTCCCGGAATGCTCATGGGTCAGCGGCTCACTCGCCCGAAGGGCACGTAGGCGATGTTGATCGGGGGAGGGGCGTCGTCGCCGACGAAGTGCATGCGGCAGGACTGGAGGGTCTTCTCGGCCATATCCGCGTACTCGGCCTTCATGGCGTCGATGGAATCGGCGGCGATCTTCGACGGGGGATTCCGCCGCAGGATCGTCCAGATCGTGCGATAGACGCTCGCCTTGACGATCTGGCTTGCCCCGGGGGCGTCGAAGTCGATGGAGTCGGCCTTGAGGGCGTCGCCGTAGGCCACGGTCGGCGGCACGCCTCGCCAGCAGGTGCGATATCGAGACGCCTCGTACACCGCGTTGTCGATCCAATCCCTCGCGTCCTCGGCTGCTGCCTGAAACGCCGTTTGGTCTTTGAACTCGTCGGCGAGGTCGTCGATCCAACTGCACTCGTCCGTGAGGTCGGAGTAGGTGTGATAGACGGCGCGGGCGGTTCGGCTTCCAGGCCCGGCGTAGATCTTGAACCGGCCGTCGACGAGGAGTTCAGAGTCCCGCGGCGGATCGGCTTCGTCGTCGGCGGGAATATAGATCTTGAACCGCCACCACCCGAGCGTCAGGGTCGTCATGGCGGCTTCGGGGAATCCGAGCGTCACGGTCGGCTTGTTCGCGTTGAACGACGACCCGTCGTCCGCCACGTACCACGCTACGGGGAGTGTGGTCGACACGCTCCGGCTTCCGCCAGGCCAGACGTCGCACGCGAGCGGCTCCGTGCCGTTGAAGCCGACGGCCGGTGCCCAACTGCCCTTGGGAGCCCTGCCTCTCAGCAAGATCTCCTCGTCATCGCCGCCTACGCCGTGTTGTTTGGGGGAAGCTGTGTACATGGGAGGATTAAGACTCAGCGACTGCCGGGCGACCGTCTCAGGATCGCCTCGGATTCCATCGTCTCGACGATCAGCGAGAGCATGCCGAACGGCGTGTAGCGTGAGCGGGGGGTGTCGAAGGCTTCGCTGTCTAAGAGGAACTTCTTCGCTAAGCCCGACGGCTCGTGGCGGATCGCCACCATCACGTAGTGCTCAGGGTCGAGCACGTCGGAGCCGTTGTCAGTCGTCAGCGTGAAGTTGGGGTTAGCGGCCATCACGTCCGCCATCGCCTTGCCTACGCGGTTGCGGAAATCGTTGTTTGCTTCGCCGTCGTGTCCCATCAGCTTCCGACTCCAAAAGGTCTGGAATACGGATCTCATGAGGCACGCGACATCGGGCCACGGGGATTTGAAGATCACCGGGCTGCGTCGCCCGGCGGGAGGTTACTGAGCGTTCAACAACTTCGACGCGGCGGACGCCGCAGAACGCACCGGAAGGCACTTTCCGTCGAATGAGTAGGACGGGGGAGATTCGCTCTCCAATCGCCCTGCCATCATCAACGGGCCGCTAACGCCGTCGACGTAGACCCAGCGGTCGAAGCCTTGATGGCGATGGGTGGTGAGCACGTCAGCCACAACGCGCCATGCCGAGGCGTCGAGAGGTTCAGGTATGACCCTGAACTCATCCCTGAGCAGCCATCGGGCGAGCCTGCGAAGCCAGGTCATCACTTCGGCGGCTCAGGCTTGGGGGGAGTCGCTGGCGTAGGAGCCGGCACCGGCTTGGGAGGCACGGGCACAACGGGGGCGGGAGTCGGCTTCGGCGGGACAGGCTTCGGCACGTTGCCCTTCTCCTCCTGAGTGTCGCCCTTGTCGGCGTCCTCGCGGTGCTCGGGATCGGCGGTCGCCGCGTCCTCCTTCACCTCGAACACCTTGCCGGCGTCGTCCTTGTTATCGGGCGACAGGAAGGCAGCCGGCTCGCCGCGGATGATCTTGGCGTTGGGTCCGCCGAGCGGGCCGGCGCTCTTCAGCGGCTTGCGGTCGTCGATGGCGGGGGTCGCGCCGTTCGGGTCGCCGGCCAAACCCTTGACGTCCGCGATCATCTTGGCGAGCGCGGCCCGCTGGACGTCGAGCGACTTCAAGAGCTGATCCGGGCGCTCGAACACGTCGCCGGCCACCTGATCGAGAGTTCCGGCCTTGATCCGATCCACGACCTGACCGATGGCGAGCGCGATGGCGTCGGCCTGCGAGCCCGTCTTGGCCAGGTTGCGGAGATGCGGGTCCTTCAAACCCGCGGCATCGGCCTCCTGATCGACGTAGTCCGAGAAGCCCCGGAACGCGATCGGGACGTTCTCGACGACCCGCTGTTTCTTGTTCTTGTCGGCCGCCTTGCTCTGTGGCGTGGGGACGTACTGATCGGACATCGCTTCAGCCCTCTCGATTTGAGAATGAACGAGGGGCCGTCCTTGGCCCCCTTTAGAGCCCAACTGGAAATCAAGAGTCCTTGGCGAAGCCGGTCACGCCCTCAACCCAGGCGTGGTGAGCCGGGTTGTCGAGCTCGACGGCCAGTTCGACGATGACGTCGCCCTCGAAGGCGTCGCCGCGACGACCGCGGGGCAGGTCGAGCATCGACCGCTTGACGCGGATGCGGACCTCGGAGGACGACAGGGCGACCGCGGTGCCCGGCTTGAGCATCGGGTCGGGGACGATGTAAGCGCCGCTCACGAACGGCGAGATGAACAGGGAGACCGCCGTGCCGAGCTTCGTCTCGCCGGCCGGGACGACCTGAAGGGCGTTGCCCCAGGTGGCGAGGCCGGACTGGAAGTCGGTGCTGACCAACAGGAGGTCGGGGTTGCCGCCGCCCTGCGTGGACTTGGCGATCAGGTCGCGGGCCAGGTCGCTCGGCTTGTAGGCCGACGCGTTGGTGGGCGACGCGGTGAAGTTGGTGCCCGGGACGATGTTCCGGATGCCGAGCATCATGGGGCGGCTGGTCGGGCCGCTCATCGCGACGCCGGTGCCGTAGAGGATGGCCGACTCGGCGTCGTCCGACGTGTGCTGGATGGCCAGCGTGCGGAAGCGGTCGAGCGGGGTGGAACCAACCCCGGCCACGTAGTTGGAGTTCGCCTGGAGGGCGCCGCCGACCTGATACGGATGCTGGATCGTCTGCAGGTACTGGGTGTACGTGTCGGCGATCCGGGCGATGCCGTCCTGGTCGACTTCGGCACCCGTCCGGGTGTTGGTGATGAGCTGGATGGCGAGCTGGTTGGGGGCGGAGCCGGCGGTGTGCGCGGCGGCCGTAGTCCCGTCGTAGCCGCGGCTGACGGTGATGGTCGTGCCGTCGGCGGTCCGGGCGGTGACGAGCATCAGCTCGTTCTCCACCTTCAGGACGTCGCCGGCCTCCCACATCGTCGCGTCGACCGGCGTCATCGAGGTCGCGCTGTTCGTGATGTCGGCGCTGAGGTTGGTCAACCGCGGCCGGTAGCCGTCGCCGATGACGATGAACTCGGGCGAACCCACGGGGAGCTTCGGCAACCGGGTCAGCAACGGCGTGCGGTTGATGTGCTGGTTGATGGCGACGCCGAACACGTCGCGGGGGATCAGGCCGCCGTTGAACGCAGAATACTGCGTCAGCGGCATGGGCGTGTAATCGAAGGCTGCCATGATTCGTCAATCTCCATCCGTCCCGGGACTGCTGGAAGCCCGGCGACGGCGACAGATGGGGCGGGTCAGTTGAATTTGGGCTTGAGCCCGACCCCGGCGAACAGCGTCGGGGTTGCGTTCCTTTGCGCCACCATCTCGTCGAGGAGCGAGGGCGGCTGGTTCGTCTGGGTCGCGGGAGGACGGCCTCCGTCGGTGCCGGCCCCGCCGCGTGCGGAGGCTGCGAGGAAGAACGCCAGCTTGGGGTCGCTCAGGCGTTCGCGTATCAGGTCGGCGGCTGGTCGCCGACTCACCTTCTCAACCACGGACGTCGAGCCGTCCGAATTCTCGATCACTTCCAGGCTGTCCTTGATGTTGGCCGCGAACATGCGGGCGGCTTCGCCCCGCGCGGCCTCGTCGTCTCCTGCGAACGTGATGCCGCCCAGCGACTGGGCCAGGGTGGCGTTCACCTTCTCGGCGTTGTATCGCTGCTGGAACGCGGCGAGACGCGAGGACGTCTCCTGTTCCTTCTGCGCCCAGATCTGCTTCTGCTGTTCGAGGGCCTGTTCGATCTGGCCCTTCTCGGCCATCGCCCGGATCGCCTTCTGCTGCTCGGCTTCCATGGCGGCCTGCTGGGCGGTGCGGAAGTCGTTGAGTTCCCGCTCGAGCCCGACGTATCGCTGGAGCTGGTCGAGGGCCACCGTCACGAGTTGCGGCGCGGGGCGATCCGGCGAGCCGACGGGCGGCTGCTGGAAGGTCGGGTTGACCGACGGGGACTGCTGCGTTTCCTGGGGGGCGGCGTTCGGCGTCCCGGCGTTGGCTTCGGAACTCATCGGGGATTGCTCTCAACTGTTGCTTGGGGTTGGGGAGGATTCCCCGCGGCGTTGATCTGCTGATTCGACGTGACGGGACCGCCGTTGGCAGCGTCGATCTGGATCGACTCCTGCATCTCGGCGGCCTGCTCTATCGCTTCCTTGCGGGTTTCCAGGTGCGTCTCGATCTCGGCGTCGAACGACTCGTAAACTTCGTCGGGGAGGCCGGGGAGGAGGAGGCGGACGGTCTTCTGGAGGATGCGGGATTCGGTGACAGGCATCGCCCCCACCATCGACAACAGCGCCTCGAACCGCTCGGAGCCGTCGAGGAACTCGGGGAGGGAGTCGAGGTCGAACTCGGTGGGATACTCGATCTTGATGGAGCCTTCGGGAGGCTCCTTGCCGCCGGTCAGGACGATGTGGGCAAGCCGAGCGGACTTCTCCTCGAACCGCTGGAGGACTTTCGCTATCTCGGCCAACAGGTCGTATGCGTCAGACTGATCCAACCGCTTGGATACGCCGCTCTGGGCGACGGTTTCTCCTGTGCTCCCGGCCGCACCGGCGGGCTTGGTCTGGCATGTGGCGCGGTCGGCCCGGTCGTAGGCGTTGGCGAGGTTGGCGCGAAGCGATTCGGGCGCACCCTTCGGCGGGTCGACATAGTCCCACGTCTGCTCGATCGACGAGGTGCCTTTAGTAACGATCGGCTTCGGCAGGACGTTGTTGGGCCCGAGGGGAACGACCGCATTAGCCTTGCAATACTGCTCGGGGCCCGTCGGGATCGGGTGAGACTGGCTGGCGTCGTTGAGCACCAGTTCGGATTCCCGGTTGTAGACGTCCCGCTGGATCTCGGCGACGGATTCATACCTCGCCATCGCCACGTTCTCGCAGCGGGGGCGGATCGGGTCGTCCATGCCGCGGAAGATCGGAACGACGCCGTAATCGTGGGTGTCGCCGCCCTGCTTGCCCTCCAGTTGCTTGCCCTTGTCGTCGTAGCGAACCCATTCGGTCGCGTTCCAGTAGACGTAGGTGCAAGCGGCGGCGGCCTTCGGCTCTCGGATCAGGACTTCGGTGTATTCGCCGGTCCAGTCGAGAGTCCACCAGACCACGTTTTCGGGGAGCGCCAGCGACGCCAAGCAGCGGTCGAGCTTCAGCCGAGCCACGTCGGCCTTGGTCTTCACAGTGGACCCCGCAGGGATCGGCGGATGGTCGAACACGACGTCCAAATTGCCCATCGTGAGAAGGAGCGGGGCAACGCGACTCGACATCCAGTGGTCGGCGGAACTCCCCCGCCCATCCACGTCCTTCCACCACTGCTCAAGGACGTCGGGGCCGGTCCTGCGAATCTCCTGGTTGAAGATCGCCCCCAGGTGCTTATCGATCGCCTCGGCGAAGATGGTGGGAACAGGGGTCCGCATCAGTCGCAAAGCGTAGTCGGGCGAAGTCGGGCAACCCGCCGCACCGGGACCCATCTCCCATTCCAGCTTGTGGGGCACGAGGTTGCGGATCTGCCCGACCATCGCCGTGGCGTCGAGAAAGACGAACGGCGATGCGGGCACTGGATAGACCGCAAACCGATAGGCGTCTCCGCCCTCATAGGAGTCCAACAGCCAACGCCACTTCGCCCAATTCTCAGCCCACTCGGGATGAGGGGCGTCGATCGTGCGCCCATCGGGCAGCGTGATCTTCGGAAACGAGATTGTGCTGAGATTGGAATACATGGATGGTCAGAAGAGGCGGGAGGGACTGCGGTAGCTGGCGAAAACCGGCTCGGGACGGCGGCCATCGGGGAACCGGTCGCACAGGCCGCCTCGAAGGGCGTCGATCAGGTCTTCGTAGGGGTGCTGGGGGTCGACGGGCCGATCGATCCACTGCTTGGCCCGCTGGGCCCGCCTGTAGTTCGCGAAGGCGTTGATCAGGTGCTGGCAGCGGGGGTGGATGAGGAGTTCCGGCGGGTCGACGCTGACGAATGACTCGAGGAGCGAGAGGGAGTCGAGGACGGGCCTAATCGGCCAGGGATGGACTTTGAGGCCGGCTCGTTCGTATTCGCCGAAGACGGTGGGGCCGATCGCGTTGACGGCTCGTCCGGCAGGGTCAGTCGAGATGCTGTCGACTCGCGAGGAGCAGCGTTCGGCGCTGACCGCCTTGACGTCTTCAGCGACCCTAAGAGCCCCTCGTCCCATACTGTAGTAATCGGCGAAGACAACCACACCCGGCGGCCTGGCCTGAAACCACACCGCAGCGGATTCGTTGCCAGAGTCCAAGCCGACGTAGACGGGGAAAGATGGGTCGTATTCCGCGCCACCACTCACGTGCTTGTCGGCGTCAAAGCCGTCGAACCACGCTCCCTCGCCGGCAGCCCAGAGGCCGTAGCGGAGGCGTTTCTTGCGGGAGCCGGTGAGCCGATCGAGCGTTGCGACATACTTGCGGCCGGCGTCGGTCCACTTGCCGTCGCGATACAAACCGGGGTTAGCCTTGAACGACGTGTCCCAGAGTTTCGTGAGCCCTTTGTCCGCCCGCTGCTTGAGCCAGTGGCCCGGATCGCCAGGATTCGTGTCAGCGATCAGGTAGCCGAGTCGGCTAGGTCGTCCGGGGCGGTTCAGGCGGCTCTGAAGCGTCTCCCACGTCTCCTCGTCGGTCTCGATCGCCTCGTTGACATAGATGACGTCCCAGGCCGAGGAGAGGATCTTGTCGGGGTCGTCGAGCCCCCCTAATGCGATCTCCGATCCCTTGGGATAGATGTAGCTCTGGCGAGTTCTCCGCTGGGCTCCCCTCGCGATACTCTCCATCCCGTCGGACGGGAGGATCTCCTGTTCGTAGGTGACGAGGACCGACTGAGTCAGGCTGGCTCGGGCTCCCCGGCAGATCAGGATTCGGAGCCCTCGATAGTCCCTCGCGAGGCAGTGGAGGACTCTTAAGATCGAGTAGGTCTTGCCCGTCCCGGCAGCACCGACCACCAAGAGGTCAGGCGGGAGCGTCCCCTGGATCATCGCCGCCTTCAGGCGACTGTCGACCCGATAGTTCCGCATCGAGTCCGGGGATGTCGATTCGGCGTTGATCGTCTCCGTCGTCTGCATCGGGGCCGGACTTGTACAAGCCGTGGTACTGGGCGAGCTTGTCGAGCGCGAATTGCGGGTTGTGAAGCTCGATCTCGCTCTTGGTTTCGGTCGAGTCGCCGGCCTGCCCGCTGAACGTCTTGACCGTCACCTTGAGCTTCTTGAGGACGCGGGTCCGCTTGGCTCTCTTGGCTCGGGTCAGGTCGAGCCGAAATCCGCCCTCGTCGTCGATCCGGATGAAGTCGCCGAGATCGGCGGTTGCGTGTTCAGAGAGCCTGGCAAGCACTTCGTCGGCGGATATCGCAGCGGCCGAGATCCGCTCGCTGATGAACGTCGCGATCTTAGCGTTCTTTAGCAGCCTGTGAGCAGCCACGGCGGCCACGTTTGGCGCGCCGTACCCGGCTAACTGGGCCGCCTTGGTGCCATTGCCGTTCGCTACGCCAAGGTAGTATTCAACGAACAGTCGCTGTTTGTAGGAAAGGTCCACACGTCAGGTTTCCAGGCCCATCACACCACTTCATTCCACCGCGCGATCCACTGGGGCGGCGTCGAATCGGGATCACTGCTGACGCAGGCGTTATTGCATCCGGCGATCGCGGCCTCAAGTTCGGCAGGGCTGATCGTCCGCCCCTGAGTCGGAAACTCCCTCGGCCCGATCAGTTGGTCGACGGCGTTGGAGTTGCGGGCGAGGGCATCACGGAGATCTTTCTCCGTCTCTTCGTGCCGTCTGATGGCTTCCTTGAGTGTTTCCTCGGCCCGCTTCTGCTCGTTCTCGCGACGGATGATCTTGCCGGCGTCCTCGCTCAAACGGGACCGCAGGCTGTTGATCTCGGCGGCCATCCTGTCTCGTTCGGCCCTGAGATCCCGAGTGAGTTGTTTCGCTTCGTCGAGCTTCGCATCCAGGTCGTCGTTAGCCTTGTAGGCCAACTCGACACGCCGCTCGGCGTCTTTGTACTTGGCCTCTTCGCGGTCGGCGCGGGCGATGCAGTCGTCGAGGTCATGGCACTTCTTGTGGTAGTTCGCACGCCAGTCGACGATGGACTGGGTTTCCTTCTCCAGTTCGGCGATCACTGCCCACGGCCGGAAGATCCGCTTGAGGATGGGAATCATGAGTTGCGGGTCCTGCTCCAGGCTTCAGCGAAGAAAGCACACGCCTGCTCGATGCACGATCCAACCGCCAGGACAAAGACTGCCGCGATGACATGGAAGTGGTCGGGGTTCACGGAGTCACTTCCCCTCAGTATTCGGAGCCTTGGGCTTCACCGTGATGTCGTCGCTGGAGCCGGTGGCGGCCTTGAGGATCTCGATCTCTCGGGCGTTGTCCTTGGACTGCCTCCGCGTCTCCTTCACTTCCTGCACGAACGGCTCGACGATCCTCTCGGCGAGTTGGTTGTTGAGGATCGTCTGGTTGACGATGTGCTTGTCGGTGTGGAGCGTCGTCCTGTTGACGGCGGCGATCTGTTCCATCAGGTGGGCGTTGTCGGCTCGGAGGGACACGATCGTGGAGTTGGCCGTGGTCAACTCGCCCCTGATCTTGTCGACCGTGTCGTGCAGCCTCATGAAACTGTCGTTCAGCCGGTCGTACCGCAGCTGAGCGGCGTCCTCGGTCTTCTGCTGCCAGCCGAACTTGAAATCCATCAGCGACTTGCCGATGACCGCGAACATCGCCGAGGCGGTGGCGGCGAGGCTGATGTACATCCCATAGGGCGGGATGGGCCCGGTCTCGGTCACGTACGGCGGCTGGGTGGGCGTGGCGGCGTATTGAACAACAGTCTTCGGCGTCCCCTCGATCGCCGCTTGCACCCCGACGCCCACGAGAGCGCCGATGATGCCGACGCTCGTGACCGCGGGATAGAAGCCGAGCTGGAGGAGGCGATACGGCATTGTTCTGCGGCCTTTCGTCCCCGTCGCAAGCCGAGTTGATGGCATGAGAGTCGTCCCCTCATCGAACTCAGGGCTTGGGCAAGTCGCGGGCGATGGCCGCGTCATGGCGTGATCGGGGTGGAGGGTCGGGGTATTAGGAGGTGATGGGCGGAGGAACGAGCGTGTTGGCGGTTCCGGCGGTGTCGGCCGCCTTCCAGACGGTGGCCATGAGCTGCATGAGGGCGACGCCGTCGCTGACCATCGCAACCCAGTTCCTGGCGGCGATGTCGGTCGCCAGCTTCCCGGCCGCTCCGATCAACTGCGCGATGAGCGTGGGGTCGACGCCTTGGACCGTCTGGGCCAGAGACAGCGCGTCCGACACCAGTTGCTTGAAGTCGCCGAAGAGGCTCGTGGCGTGATCGGGACTCAGGGTGAATCGCTGCGGCTCGGTGAACACGGGAGTGGGGTCCTTCAGTTGGTCGGCGGAGGGTCGTTGAGGACGCCGATGAGCGTGCGGTTGGTCAGGTCGATCTGGCCGGTGAAGCCCCAGATGTTCGACGACGGTGTGGGAGTGGGCGTGGGCGTCGGGGTGGGGCTGGGCGCGGGGTAGTTTCCCGCCGGAAGCGCCGTCCCGCCCAAGGTCGACCACATTGACGTGTAATCGAGGTAGTGCTTGTTGGTCGGGGCGTAGCCGGCGGCGTTGAATAGGTCGCCGCCGATCGCCACGAAGGCGTCAGGGTCGCAGGACGCGAGCCCCGCCGGCGTCATGTAGCACCAAGAGCCCCAAGTCGCGACGAGGTAATAGCCTCGGAGGTCGTAGCCGAAGAGGTAGACCGCATGGCCATTGAGGGGGTTGGGCTTCACGCCCCCGTCCCACACGCCGCCGGTCTTGAAGTTGTTGAGCCACTTCGTGGGGACGGAGAGCTGGAACTGCACTCCGCCGAAGAAGTAGATCGCCCTCTGCATCAACTCGGCGTTGAGCGGAGAGATGTCGCAGGAGTCGATGAGCTTGGACTTGGGGAAGCCGGGCAGGCCGCTCGTCTCCCAATAGTTGACCAACTGCTCCTCGTAGAGCCCCTTGTCGCCGCCGGCGAGCTTGAGGTACTCCTTGACGACCGTCGCCTCGTCGAACGGCAGCGGCGTCCCCGTGGTGTTGCCGGTCCAGACCTGCGCCTGGTGGCAGGCAGAGGCCATGAAGCAATTGCTGTATTGGGCGTTCCCCAGGATCGGCATCTGGATCTTGTTGCCGTTGCTCCAGTCGATGGAGGCAGGGGCGGCGGGCAGGCTGGGCGCGCGGAGTTCGCCGAGGAATGTGTTCCTCTTCGTCTTCCGCCGCATCGCGGACCGCTCGATGAACCGGACGGGGCGGCCGTCGGGCAGCGTGGCTTGGGTGATGCTCAACGTCGTCCTCGGAGTTGTTTGACCAACAACCGCATGCCGTCGGAGTCGGCCGGCATCGCTGCGTGGTACTTGCAGGTCGTCAATCCCGCGCCGTCGTTCTGTAGGATCAGCGTCGCCGGGCCGGACACCTTCGCCGCCTCGTCACGCCACGGGGCCGCGATCTGCGACGAAGACTCGCAGAACCAGATGGAGTCCTTCGTGGGCGACGTGTTGAACTCGCGGATCAGGTCGAGGTCCAGAACCATCCGCTGGCGAGCCGGGCTCAGAGCGTGCTCGTCGGGGTAGATCGAGAGGACCCAGATCTTCCCCTGGAGGGTCGGCGGGGAGTCGTTCTGGGGCGAAGGGGCCGGCGGCGGCTCGTCGGGCGGCGCATCGGGCGAGGGGGAGTCCTTGTAGACGATCGAAACCGAGCCCTTGCCGTAGGTGATCGATGCGGGACCGACGATCGTGAGCGGCCGGGGGACGTCGGAGCCTACTCCTACCGTCAGGGTGACGGGCCCCGCCGCGGTGATGTCCACCGTCACCTGCGCTGCGGCATCATTGCCATGCAGCGCGGCGACAAACGCCAGAGCGAAAGCAGCGGCGGATTTGATGGTAGGGAGCAAGTTCGGGAGTGGGGCGGGGGTTGGGGCAGGAGCGGGTGTCAGCCCTTGCTGCATCAGGCCGGCGGCGACGGCGGCACCGAAGATGAGAGCGAAGCAGACACCGCCCGCAAGCGATCGACGGCCGCGCTCAACCGCGGCTCGAATGAGTCCAATTGCTGCCTACCCTCCGCGACTTGGGACTGGAGGGCGGCGATCTGTTGGTCCCTGGCCTCAAGGGCGGCCTTCGAGTTAGCCTCGACGGTAGCCAGTTCGGCCTCGATCGCGTCGAGCGATTCGCTGGGGGTCGGCATTGGTGCCTCAGGAGATGGATGCGGTGTCGGCGGTGAAGACGTAGACGCTCGGAGAGTCGGCCTCGACCGTCAGGGCTCGTCCGGGGAAGACATGACCGTAATGACGGTCGATCTCACGATAGAGGCTGTCGAGCAAGCCCTGTTTAGCCGCCCGCTTGAAGACCGACGCGTGCCAGTCGCTCTCAGGCATGGCCTGGTCTTCATTCGTGTAGAAGCCGAATGCCTGCGCGATTTCGGCGCGGCGGACGTGAGGCAGGTCCAGAAACCGATAGACCATGCGTCTTTGCGGACTCACTTCTCCAGCCCCCACAGCCCTCGCTTCGCGTCCCTCGCCTCCATTTCGCAAATTGCGAAACGGGCCCGAGTGGCGGACTCGAAGGGATACTTGGAGTAAAGGTGGGCGTAGCCTTCCTTGACCAACGTCTCGTTGATGCACTCGGAGCCGAGGTACACGTAGGCGATCTTGCGACCGTAGTGGTCCACGTCACCGGCGGCTGAGTCTGGGACCAATCTCACCAGTTCGCCGCACAGCCGGTCGTGGGTGTAGGCGGCGGCCTCGGGCCCGTACGGCTCGATGCCGGTTGGGCTCTTGTGGCTCTTATGAGTCTCCGGCGTGTCGACCCCGACCAGCCGCACAATGGTCAACTTGTGGGTCGTCTGATCTTCGACAACGATCGTGTCGCCGTCGATAACGCGGTCGACTCGCACCTCGTCAGGGACGAATGCCTCAGCGGGCTTCGGTTGGCCGAGGAGGGCAAGAGCGAGGATGAGAGTTGAGATCATGGCTTTGAGATGCTCATCACAAACCGTGCGAGGATCGCGCCGAAGATCGCCCAGCCGAGGAGGGTGATGATGAGCAAGACCCAGGGAAAGGCGGGGCGAGGGCGGGTCATTAGGTTGCAACAGAGCGACGGGCCTTGAACTCGCGAAGCGATTCCTTGGGGTCCAGGCCACGCTCTTCAAGCCATTGACGCCAGCCGTCGATACCCCAGTCGTGGTCCTCGGCCAAGTTCTTCGGCTTGGCGAATCCCATCGTGAGATCCAAGGCGTCGGCCGTGACCGTCTGGATCATGTGGTTGAGCGTCTCGCGATCCACATCGCGCTCATCGCCGTACTCGACGATGGTCCAAATGGTGGCGACGGCGCGCCGAAGGATCTCAACCGCCGCCTTAGCCTCAACCGGGCCCAATGGGACCTCCTATCGGCGGCATCGGGAAGATCGGCGGCGGGGGAGATCCCGGGAACGGGCCGGGGTCGCCTTCTGGGGGAGGAACCGGGTAGTCGGGCGCATCAGGGTCGGGATCGGGCACATCCGGATCACCAACGGGCAACCCCGTATCCGGGCCGATGTCCGGATCGTCCCCAACAACGCCCGTGTTATCCACGCCGCCATCTGGCGAGCCTACGTCGATCGACAGGCTCAACAGCCTGCGACGCTCTAGCTCGCCGTCGTCCCAGGGACGGTATTTGCGGGATTGACGCATTGAGGTGGGAAGGGATGCCTGGCGAGCGGAGGTGGATTCGCTCCTTTACTCCCCGCAATTAGCACCCTTGGGGTACTCGCCAGATCTATCGATCAAAACCCCGTCCCCCGCTCCCAGGTGTTAGAACGCTGGTGACGGCAGGCGGTCCGGGGTTGGTTCGACTGTCAGGTAAATCCAAGTTCAGCGGCCGTGTTCCGCAGGATTCGCCGCATCTCTTCTGAGTAGCCGAATCGCTTCTGGTTGAGATCGATCGACCTCAACAGGTCGCCGTCTTTATGGCGGAGCGTGGCGGCCTTCCAGTCGCATAGCATCTCGATGATGTCGAGCAGCGTCATGCCGTGGAGGCCTTTGTCCGTCTTCGGCTCTAGCCACGACTCATAGATGATCCCGTTGCGCGAGCAGACGGGACAGTATCGTTGCCCGCTGTCGTTCGGGCCCTGCGGAGCGTCTTCCCACTGGGCTTCCGTGAACCGGCCGTCGCAGATCCCACACCACCATCGATAATGCTCGGGGTGGTGGCTGTTCGCCGCGTAGTGGTGATCCAGGGCCGGCTTCATGGCCGCCAGGAAACCCTTGTACTCATCAGAGCCGTAGGTTGAGTCCTTCAACTTGGGCGTAAACTCATCAAAGGCTTCCTTCTCGGGGCTATCTATCTTAGATGCGTCATGGGCGTTGGATCGTTCGCCGAGGTTCTGAAGCACCAACGACAGCAGGAACCTGACCTTGTCGATGTGCTCGAGAGTGTCGAGTTTTGAATCGTAAGGCGATTCGCTCATTGATGCCTTTCAAGCCGCCTGAAGTTCCTTGGCCGCCTTCTTCGCCTGACGCCTTCTCGCCATCTTGCCGCTCGTCGGCTTGCCGGATCGTTCCTCGGCGCGAGTGGGGCCGGGCAGGGGGATGGCCTCAACGGCGGGCTCGGGTTTGGGCCGTTCCCGCTCGTCGATCACCAGCCGCTTGTCATAGTCGCGTCCATAAGCTGCGCAGACTTCGCAATATAGGTATGAGCCCTTGCGGATGGACCCGTTATGAGGGCAGGCGGCTGCGGGCGTGAAAGGCTGGACGCCGTACATCGGGACCGCGTGAGGGTCCGCAGGGCGAGGGTCAGGCGCAATCCAGCCAGTCCAACGGTCGCGAGCGGTAGAAGGCACGAGCTTCCCCTGGAATGCGTTGGTATCGCTCGTGTGCAGATTGCCTTGTGATGCCCAGAATTCCACCGATGACGCGAAATGAAACCTGCCTAGCCCGCAACTTCACAATCATCACATCGCGGGCTAGCTCGATTGTCTTCGCATCAGAATCAAGGCCACGCTCGACCGCCACGCCGATACCCTGCCGGTTGACGAACATTGCTGCTCTCCCATTAGGGAATGGCGTCAGGAAGAGTTCCCAGAAATCGACGTAAGGCGTTCTAGATATCGACGATAAAAAAAATTCGTTTGTCAGCCTGTTATCTCCCCTGTTACAGGCCTGCTATGCGCCTGTTCTTTTAACCGGCTGCTACACTTATTATTACGTCGGCGCCCGACTTCGAAAAGTCGTTTCACGCGATTTTCCCCGATGTCAAGCCTCCGTGGCGTGGAATCAATCCACGTCGCCCGGGAGAGACCGCCGGGGGTTGGCGGAATCATCGGCGCATGAAAAGGCCCTGGCTTGCGGTCGCCAGGGCTATTCTTGCATCAGGCGTAGAAGGCCCGAAGCTCTTCGAGCCGCGTCGTCCAGCCACGCGGCGGGTTGAACCGAACCACTGAGTCAGGGTCGGCCTTGGGATGCCGAAGGTTGCGGTACTCCTCGAGAACCCAGCCGTAGAGCCGGCTATCAGTGCCGACGCAGCGAGGCGCGGGGATTGCGTTGCCGGACTTATCGACCCGGTTGTGGGGCAGTTTAGAGTCCCATCTGGATCTCCGCTTCGTCGCCCGAAGGTCGCGAAGACAGTAGCGATGGTATTCCTTGAACTCCAGGAAGGTCGCCCGGCTGCAGGGATGGAAACCCCAGCGACCCTGGTAGACCTCGGAACCGTGGACGTTCAGGTGGACGGATGCGGTAGCCATGGCGGATCAAGCCTCTCTGAGAAGGGGATACTTGCGGAACAGTTTGCGAGACTCGGCGCGCACGGGAGCGGTGGCCAAGGCGGTCAAGCGACCACCTAGGTCAGGTTCCTCGAACGTCTTGAAGTCGATCCCGGCGGAATCGAGAGAACGGGCCGCGAGTTGGAGGGAGAACTCGTCGGGGACCGTGGCGAGCACCAGGTGGGGATGCTCGATGTCGGCAGGTATCAGACCTTGCCGGGCGGCTTCGATAGCCGCGTGGATCGCCTGGACGGCGCGATGGGCGGGAGGGAGGTCTGAGCAAACAAGGACGTAGACGTGTCTGACGACGGATCTATGGCCGGTGCATTCACAACATCGAAGGGAACTCCTTTACGGTGGAAGAGCGCGGCGTGCAGGGGTCGAACCTGCCTATGCGCGGATTGAAAGCCGGCTGCCTAGCCGCTCGGCCAACGCCGCATGTAGTGTATCGTATCTAGATCACCGATGTTGTTCAAGTCGGATCACGCCGCCGGCCCACGCCCTTCCAGAACCGCGTCTACCGCAGCCTCGATGAGGGCGAGGGGAATGGGACGGTAGCCGGCTTTCGTGCCCACCCTCATCTTCTCCGCGATCGCCGCTACCATCGCCTCCCGCTCGACGGGCACCCCTCGCATAGCCCAGTAGCCGGCGCGCATCGAGTACGTGGCCGCGTCCTTGATGGCCTTCGCGTGGTTGTAGGCCTCGCGGTAGGAGAGGAGGGCCGCAGGGTCGTCGAGGTCGATGTCAGTGTCATCGTCGTCCATAGGGACCGCCCGCCATAAGTGCACAAAATAAGGTCTTCTCCGCCCCTGTGTATTGACGATCAATACAATAGAGTCTATTATCTGGGTGTGGGACGCGAGAAACCAAACGGGGCCCCAAGGTGCGGCTAACACCCCGAGGCCCCTGGGAAACCCCTGAAACAGAGACAGGAGCCCCCGATGTTGATTACGACCATCACCCTCTGCGACGGCAAGGGCAATCAGGTGACGATCCCCACGGTCGCCGCGCCGACGGTCAAGCGAGAGATCGGCCCCGACGGATACATCGCCGACTGCGTGCTGCGGGGGACGATCGGGCACGGCGCCCCGATCACCGTCGACATCCTCCTGCGGACCGATGGGACCTGGGATCACTGGGCGACCCGATACGAGGGGGACAACCAGTGCCTGCACATCGAGAGGGAGTCGCGCGGGCCCGCAACAGAGGCGCAGCGGCGGACGGTCGCCCGGTGGTATCTCGGGGTCGACCCTCGGCCTTACGGGCTGTGCCCTGGCGGGACGCTCTGCAAGTGGGCGTTCGCCGGCCTGGCCCCCGACGAGGTGTCGCGGATGTACGGCGACGGCTCGCCCGTGTACCTGGCTTGACGCCCTCGACGCATGCCCCCCGTCGCGATGTGCGGCGGAGGGGATCTCAACTGAACGCGCGACCGGAGACGAGACCGATGGCGGCCGAGACCCTTGCGACATGGCGTGGAACCGGGAAATACGATCTCCCCTGCGAGATCCGCATCGTTCGCCGCGAAGACGAGCACTATATCATCGCAGACAGCTACAACGGCGAGGACGACGTGAGGGGCGGCGCCTATCGGCCGTCCGTCTACCGGCTCCCTGGCGACCAAGTCTCGAGGGCCGTCGACCTGATCACCCACGGCGCGGACTGGGACGAGTCGTCGTACAACAGCCCAGTGCGCAAGATCCAGGTCTTCGAGCTTGAAATCCTGGCCCGCTGCCTCAGAAGTCAACTCGCGGGGGAGGCGTGAAACCCATGCCCAAACAGCCCCCCAAGAAGCGCAAGAGCCCGACCCGTGCTTTCGTACTCGACGCCGCCAGCAACGCCGTAATCGACGCCCACAGGGCCGCCAACCCCCTCGCCGCCTCGGAGTCCGCGCTGGTCCGGGACCTGATAAGAGTGGCAGGGGAGGCGTTGGGGTATAAGGTCGCGAACGAAGGATGATTTCCGCCCCGGCCCTCACCGCCGGGGCTTTTTCATGCGCCGGGCGAGCCCCAATCCCACCGCCCCGGCAATCCCCGCCATCACAAGGCCGCTCGGCTCGGGCACGGTGTCCGCGGCGAAGGTCACCGTCGACGTCCGGAAGTCTGCTTTCGTCAGACTAACAAAACCCCCACTGGCGAGGCTAAAGCCGCCGTGGAAGCCCGCGCTCATATTGGTGGTCGAGACGGGGGTGACGAGAGCATAACGAATGGTATACAGCTCGCCGAACGACTGGCCTGTGATGGAGACGCCGCCGTTGCTGAGGTCGATGCTCCCCGCGTCCTGCACGAACCGGATCGTGAAAGGGCCGCTGAGGGCTCCAGAGGGACCGCCAGTGATCGCATAGGTCGCGGGCGACGTGAACACGTACGTGTTGAGGCCGATCGTGCTCACGTTCGAAGTGTCGCCCGAGAGTTTCACCGTGAACGTCGTGTCGTTGTAGAGGATGCCGTTGAAATTCGCGTTTATGTGCGAGTAGGTCAGCGAGTACGTGATCGGGTTGGCGGCGGCGAAGGAAGGGGAGAGAGCCAGGAGAGCGCTGAGAAAGAATAATCGCTTCATGGGTTGAGACATCCGGGTCGGTGGAGGGTGGAGGGAATCAACTCCGTAGACGTTCGGATGCGCACGTTAGCGTGCGGAGAGGGGTCTCTCCAGGGCCAATCCACCTAATCCTGCCGAGTCGTGGTGCGTGACCGGCGCGCGTGGTTTTGGGTAAACATCGCTCCCTTAATCGGTCTAGACAGGCGGTTTACCGTGGCATCCCAGCCTTAACCAACGCTCCCATTCCCGGGAGACCGGTTTACAGGTTCCGACGGGTATCGGAAGCCCCTAATTCCTTCCGCCGTTTTTCTTGCGATCCCGTTGATTCATGCTAGTGTCGATGTGTACACTGCCCCGGGAAAGAAAGAACCGGCGAACGAGGGTGGGATCGAGGCGCTGCTGAGCCTCCCTGAGCCCTCCATCGACCGTCTCAACAAGTCCCGAAATGACACTGAGTCCGATCGACAAGAACGCGTCTTCACAATCGGCGCAAACCCTGACGGCGGCGACAGGGGGGCATGTTTCCGCCGGGCTCGAACAAAATTCGTCCACCTATTTATTTCATCGACGCTGCTTTGTTAGCGTCGTCCCGGCAACCATTCTCCAGTGAGTGGATGCCAGGATTAATAGAGATTCATGTTCGCCATCGGCGTTCGGTGGAGGGGCAAGGGATGGCAAGAAAAGGACTCCGTCGCATCACCTCGGTTGCTTACACCGCGGCTCAAGAGACAGAGCGGTTCTCTTACCTTTTCATGATAGACGACAAGCTCGTGGCCTTCGAGGTGGTCGCCTCACCGAGACCGCTTGACCCGTCCGCGTGGCCGGGGTGGCGAGTCGATCAAACCTGCGTCGGCTGGAGAGCCGTCAGGGCGATTTAAGACCTGTTTTCGCACCGCAATGAGCGGATGCGGCTGGACGCCGGTAGCCGGGGACGACGGGTTGACGTCCTCGGCTTCCGTCGTTTTGAGGCCGAGGCTAGCTCTCAAGCTTGCCGCAAGCGAGTCATCGAGCGCCAGTGGGCCTGGCTCCATCTCCTTGAGAGCCTCGATAACCCGATGGCCTTCTTCCAGGATCTCAGCCTGCTTCTTGTGGTCCTGAAGTAAGTACCAAGCCGCAAGCCGGCTTAGGATGAGGCCGTATTCCAGTGGGCGCTTCCCCGGCCGAGGGATCTTCGGGGAGAGCCGTATCGTCGCGATCTTCAGGCCCGCGCGCACTTCGGACAACGAATTCCCCTGGATCTTCCCATCGCTGTCCTCTGTTCTCGCCATGAAGATCATGTTTGTCAAAACTCCAAGTCGCGTCAACGTCATGAGTTGTGGTAATTACATCGTTGTGCGACGGAGTAATCGCTTGACGATCTAATTACAACGCTGTATTCTTCGGTTGTCGGACGCAAAACGGCTTCAAACTGATACCGACTCGGAGAGCTTTGATGGCGGTTTCGATCTCGGTTCGCCTACCACCTTTGATTCATGGCCAGATGGTCGAGCAGAAGACTTCGGGCGGCCTGACGATCAACGCCTACATCGTCCAGGCTTGCCGCGAGAAGCTCGCCCGCGACGGCTTCGTTGTCCCCGGCATCAACACACGCCGCAAGCCGGCCAAGTCCGCTTGACCAACCATTAACCAAGTTCATCCATCAGGAGATTCTCTGAACATGGGGACGGAACTGAAAGTCGTGATGAAGGTCGGCAAGGTTGAGATCGTCGCCGATCAGAACGCCATGACTTCGCTCACCGACCTCTGGCGAGCGGCCGGATCGGACCCGAGCAAGAAGCCAGCGGAGTGGCTTCGGTCAAAAGCGGCGGTCGATTTCATCGCGTCGCTGGCCTCGAATCTTAAGGTGGGAATTCCCACCTTAACGAAAGTCCGTAAGGGTAAGCACCTTGCGGGTACGTGGGCTCACTGGCAGGCCGGCATGGCCTACGCCGAATGGATCAACCCCACGTTCCATCAGGTCGTCAACGCTGGATTCCTGCGATGGCTGGAGGAGGAGAGAAACCCTTCGCTCAAATTGGAGCGAGGCGTCAAGAAACTCCTCTCCAAGGGCTTCACCCGCGAGTGGATCAACACGCGGCTCGAAGGGATCGTGACCCGCAAGGAACTGACGGACACGATGGCCGACCACGGCTGCAAGCAGGCCGGGAAACTCAATCCGTACGTCGAAGCGACTCGGTCCGTAACGCTTGCGGCGATCGGCCAGACGCCCAAGGAGTTCCGGGCGGACAAGGGCCTCGTCAAGAAGTCCCAACTGACCCGGGACGCCATGACCAGCCGCGAACTCATGCGGATAGCGTTCGCTGAGTCCGAGGCCAAGGCGATGATCCAGGAGACCGCCGCCGACGGGAACGGCGAATGCCTCAGCGCCGTTCGCACCGCCTGCAAGGCTGTGAAGGCCGCGATCCAAGTCATGTCGGGCCGTTCTCTCCCCGCGCCTGACGCTGCTTGACGACTCCCCTCTAAACCCTAGGCTGTGCCTGAGCCTGAATCCAAGGACGTTCATTTCTTTCCACGACAGGGTGAGTCCCGGGAGCACTTGTGATAGCGAAACACTTCTCGGCCCTCATCGTGTGGGGCGGCTGCAACCACTACATGGTTTACGGCTGGAAGGCCGTGAAGAAAGCCTTGTTCCGCGAACTACTGCCGGGCGACGAAGTCACCCTCTATTGGAAGCGTAGGGAAGTCTACTCGCGTTCCTATTGCTGACGAGCCATCACATGACCTTGGACAAGGTGATCGAGATATTCAACGAACGCGGATTCATGTCCCTGGACTGGAAACGCGGAAGTGGAAACGACGACGGAACGGGTGTTGAAGGTTTCGGACGATTCGGGCCCACCCGGCTCAATTACTACGGAGCCGTGGCCATCGCCGAGAAGATGACCGGTCAAGACCGGGAGTGGTCCGGCGTCAAACGCGAGTCCGAAGCGTTCGACCTCTTGGTTGAACTCGTCAAGCGTGACCCCTGGGAGGAAGCCGGCGGCGTCCGCGAGTGCCAACATTGTCGAGCCAGCCATCCAGTCCGTGTTCGCGGGACGAACCACCACAAAGAGAGATGCCCGTGGCTCAAGGCGTTGGAAGTGGTGACTCCATAACGGTTACCGCCTGATTCGTTCGGGCCTAGCCCGTCACTGACCGTCCCCAAACTACGTCGCCGCGATTCCGCGATGCGACGACGGAGAAGGTGCGTTTATAGGGAGCAACAGTGGCAACCTTGAAGACCAAAGAGAAGCGCGACGTGATGAGTCAGATCGCGAAGCAATTCCCGGGCAACGTCGCCGAGCACGAGATGACGGTCCTCCGCGACGATGGGGTCCACCGGCATGTTCGGTTCGCGAAACCGGGCACCGGAAGCTTCTCTTTCAACCTCATCACATGGCCCTGGTACCTGGCCTACAGCGGCGACATGGGGCATTACATGTTCTGCCGCCTCGATGACATGTTCGAGTTCTTCCGCGGTCATAAGCTCGAGGGTGACCGCTACCCGATCAACCCCGGCTACTGGGCCGAGAAGGTCGTCGCTGAAGACCATGCGACGGGCCTTGAGGTGTTCAGCCCCGACAAGTTTCGCGAGGCCGTCCGGGAGTATCTCCGAGACGCCGAAGCCTCTCGTGACGTCACACGGGCCGTCCGCGAGGACGTCCTCTCATCGGCTGACGAAGGCCGCGACTACGCGATGCGGTCAGTCTACGAGTTCCATCGCGACGGGTTCAGCTTCGACGACTTCTCGGAGCAATCCTGCCTCGATTGGTCGTACAGGTTCGCCTGGTGCTGCCACGCCATCGCGTGGGGCGTTGCCAAATACGACGCAGCGAAGGCCGCGGCAGCGTCCGCGTGAAGGTCCACGTCGATCATCTCCAATCCCTAATCCTCAACCCCAACCCTATCGGACCACACCCATGCCAATGGCAACCAGCCTCGCCGGCCGTTCCACCTTCGTCGACCTCGGTCGCACCCAGTTAACGCTCACCCGCAACCCCTCGATGCCCAGCCTCGCGACGCTCGTCGTCGACCAGGAAGGCCACAAGGGCTCTACCTCCCTCGGCATCCCCGTCGTCCCCCACGACCTGAGAGCCCTCGCCGCGATGTTCACGTCGGTGGCGGAGGCGATCGAGGGGGAGAGGGTGGCCAAGTAAGTTTCCAACATCACAAACCAGAGGCAGCGAGAACTTCATGGACGCGACCAAGGCCAAGTTGATCGAACTCCAATACTCGCTCGAGGCGATCTTCGCGGAGGCGTACAAGAGCGCCGCCCACTACAAAATGTGTCTCGAGCTACACAGCATCGACGGCGATATCGCCGGCATGGTCGAGTCTCTGCTGCGGGCCCGGCACGGCGGCCAATACAAGCTCGTCGACATTGCCGCCGAGAACCACCCGCAACTCGCGACATTTGCCAGTGATTGCCAACAACTCACCGACATAGCGATCAAGAACGTGATCTCGGTGATGTTCCCGTCGGAGGACGGAAAGGTCTCGATGCGAGTGGTGGACGGCGTGGAGCCGCCCCAAAGCTGATCGGCCGCCTCATATCTCTCAAGGAGCCGACGATGGCAAGCGAGACATTCGACCGGGTTGTGCTCTTGAAAGCCCTCAACGCCGCCGCGGACGGCGACGTGGTGAGTCGAGGAGCGGTGGAGGAGGCATTGACGGAGGTGGCGAGGAAGACCGGCAGGGAGGTGGCGATTAGGTGGGTTCGTTCCAACGGGTTCATGGGCTCGACGGATTACACGGCGGCGATCCACGGCGGCTCCCTCTTCATCTTTCCACTCATCGGCATCGTCGATGTGGTTCGGATCTTAGCCCCCGACTCCGCCGACACGATCGAGATGCCAACAATGCCGATGGAGAGCTTCGACCTGCTTGGTCCGCCGAGGCTCAACGTACCCATCGAGCAATGGCCGAGCCCTGAACCCAGCGCTGAGGCGATGACGGCCGAGATCGCCGAAGCCCATCAACTGATCGTCGACTCCCTCGCTCTCGCCCATGAGCTGGGGACGACGGACGACGATGACGCAGAGCCATCAGCCTCCCCCTCTATCCCTTCGACCGTGGAGGACGCGGCGTGATGAGTGCCAAGTGCGGAGTGTGCGGCGGCGCGGCATCCCCAGTGTGGGTCACTCCGTCGGCAGCTCAGGCCAGTTGCCAGGACTGCGGGACGTCCGGGCCGAAGCGTGGCAGCCTCGCCGAATCCGTCACTGCTTGGAATCGGATGTGGGGCGGCCATGGCCCGGGCGACGCTACGCGGCGATTGATGCTGGCCCTCTCGAAAAAGCAGGCCGAGGCGGTCAAGACGACCATGGAATACGAATTGACGGTCTATCCGTCGCCGTGGGGCGGTCGTGAGATCACTTACGAAACCGTATCGTCAGCACTCCGCGAGTGCGGGATGGAGCCCGCGTCATGACGCCAAAGCATGACGTCGCCGAGTTTATCCGCGACCATATTCGCGCAACTCAGGCATGGGACACCTGGGACACTCGCGTTCTAAACGACAGCACGCCGCTCGCCGCCAACGGCATTCTTAGCAGTTTACAGGCGATGCATCTCGCGGTCGCGATCGAGGATGAATTCGGGATCGAGGTCGCCCTACGAGACTTCGACTCCAACAGCCCTGATTACGCATTCAAGACCATCGCCGACATCGAACGTATGGTGCAACGCAAGCGTTCGACCGCGTTGCACACCCAAGTGCCAAACGAAGCGAAACGGCAGGTGACTCCATGGCCATCAGGCATGCCGGCGACATGACGACCGCGCGGTTTACGTCATCTGAATTGGAGGCAGTCTTGGGCGCGGTGGTCGCCAACGGCAAGCGAGCAGCCGTCGCCAAGCGAAAACTAGCACATGGCCTCCATCTTCACGAGTCTCCAAATGTACAGAACCATCTACGACTGGGCGATGCTGGCGGCAACAGTCCTCTTCATCGTGAAAATGAGCCGACTGCTACAGGATTACGAGGAAGCTGATGATGACCGATAACCATGAGCCACCAGTACGACGCCGCCAAGCAAGCCAAGGAGGCCGTCCCATGCTCAGCCTAGCCTTCCTCGAATGCTCGCTGCCGTTCCTCGCGATCTTCGCCCTTCGCTACCTCCGCTCGTGGACCCCCGCCAACTGGTGGTCCGACGCCGACGCCTGGGTCGAGGCGGAGCTTGAAGCAACAGAGGAGGACGTGCAATGGACCCAATGAGCAATCGCGATCTGAAACATCGGACGCAAGAGCAGGTGACGGACGACGTTGCCAGCGTTTTCGGCTCTGGGGCCGACTACGCCGAATACAACATCATCAAGCTCGCCGTGAAGGTGGCGTACGCGGAAGGCGCGTTGTGCGCACTACTGGCGATCGGCAAAAAAGCCGCCCCTTCTGTCGTCGCTCGCGACATCGAGCAAGTAGTCGCCACGACTCGCAAGACCCTGGCCGAGTTCCGAAAGCGCTCGACTGCGAAGGACTGATTGCGAAACTTACCCCTTCGGCTTGCGGGCCTAACCACCCTCTATGGAGACCACCAATGCCTGACGCGACCACGCCCAGCAAAGACCTTCAACTCGGTGAAGCCACGATAATCCTGAACCTCTTCAAGCATCGCCAGGCCGAAGACTGGGAGGTGTTCCGAGGGCCGTTCCTCGACGGCCAGATCGACACGGTCACGGTCTGCACGAGCCCATCGGCCGCCAAGACCTTCTCGGAGTTCGAGGCCATCGCCGTGGCACGAGAGTACGTACGCATCGAGGATGCAAAGAAGGCCGCGTCTCGCCGAAAGGTCGAGGTCTTCAATCGCCCCGAGTGCCTGTTCAACTACTGCCCGAACCCGGACCTCTGCCGAGCCCGGTGCGACTCTCCCGTCAAGACGTGATGTCACCCCTTCGGCTTGCGGGCCTTGGGGGCGGGCGAGGCGTGGAGAGGGATTTCAACCCCGCTCCTGAGCCGCTCATTACAGAGGTTGATGCCTTCCTGGGCTATCCGGTCCTGCTCCTCTTCGGTCTGCGTGCAGAACCAGGCCAGGACCGCGTTAACGATCGCCTGGCCGTTGAAGGGCTCGTCCTTCGCTCGATAGGAGTCGTCGTGCCTGTGGCGGGTCACGACCGCATCCAAAGCCTTGCGGATTTCGGGCAGCGTGCGGGTAGGCAGCTTCGGCTTGTCCTCGAATTTTCTGAGAAATTGCTCGCTCATAAGCCCGGTCATACCAATGGGTTCCTCCCCGGTCAAGCCAAATGGGCCCATTTGCTGAGACGTGCAACGTTGACAACTGTGCTCAGTAGCGATAGAGTATCGATGTCGGGCCACTGAGCCCAGTAAACAAGTGAGCCCGAAAGGAGAACCCATGAAGACCGTCACTTTCCGAGCCATCCCCAAGGAGCCATCCCGAGTCCGACTCCCCGAAGCTCTCGACGAGTGGGCCCGCATCAAGGCCACGAAAGAGCGACGGTCCCTCAGCGCCGTCGTCGCCGAAGCCCTCGCCAAGATGAAGGGCGACGACCCCGCCGTCTACGGCATCAAGCCCGCCCGCCGCAAGACGGCCTCCTGACAAGTCAACTCTAGGCCGCGTCCGGGCCGACGTGAATCGGCTTTGCGAAAACGCGACGCTTTACAAGTCAAAGTTCAATTTGATCTTCACGAGAGGCATGAGATCACAATGTCGACCGAGACCGCCCTGACCCTGAGCCGCGATCGGACCATCCGTCGAGCCGAGATCCTTGCGGAAGTCTCCGACGCGGGCGTGGCGATTCTCACCACATCCGTGGGTAGGTACGGCGATGACCCTAGCTCGCCGGACTTCCGAGCAGCCTTCAGAGTTCTCCTGCTGGCTCTTACGACGGAGAGGGTTCGCAATACCGTCGTGTGGCCCGGCTGGACGACCCACGACCTGCTCGCCTATCTGCTGCCCGAGTTTGAGGCGGCGGCGGACTCGGTCACGTCCTCTCTTTTCCCGGAGGGCTGATCGATGGACCGCCCCCGCTACACCCTCAGCATCGGCGAGTTCGGCGACGTCTACCTGCTGGATCGGGAGACGGACACTGACACCGACTTAGGCCACCTGGATTCGGCGGCGACGTGGAAGCGCTGCCCCAAGGATCTGCGGGGCTTGCTCGACGACCTCGAAGGGGAGTGGCGGGACGACCAAGTTGAATCCGAGCGGGTCGGGCGATGCGATCGGATGTCTTGGGAAGCTGACTATTACGCCTCAAGAGGAGTCTGAACGATGGCGACGGTGCTGGCGAACAGGAACGGTGCTGTCCCCGCGGAGCAGGGGGAATACGCACCGCTGCCGGAGGCGATCGAGGCCGCGGTCGTCAACGGCGACCTCTCCAAACTCAACGCCGAACAGCGAATCCAGTGGTACAACACCCGCTGCAAGGCGGCCGGACTGAACCCTGCGACGCGGCCGTTCGAGTACATCACGCTCCAGGGCAAGTTGACCCTCTACGCCACGAAATCCTGCACCGATCAGTTGAGCGGGATTCACGGCCTCTCCCACAAGATCCTGTCGCGGGAGATCCAGGGCGAACTCTACGTCGTCACCGCAGAGGTTACGAGCAAAGCCGGCCGCGTGACCCAGGACATCGGCGTGGTCATGGTCGGCAACCTCAAGGGCGAGGCAATGGCCAACGCCCTGATGAAAGGGGTCACTAAGGCCAAACGACGGGCGACGCTCTCGCTGTGCGGCCTCGGCGACGTCATCGACGAGACAGAGCTCGATACCGTCGAGGACAGGCGGGAATGCACGGCGAACGGGGCACCCATTCCCATCGATAACAATAGCGGCTTCGGCAAGGGCATGTACGCCAGCCCCGAGCAAACCGAGGTCTACGCGAAGGCGTTGGACGACTACCTTGCGAAGCGGAACGCGGCCTGGCTCGACTCTTGGGCCGGCGAGAACGGCGAGATTCCCGACGGGGTAAAGGGCATCGACTGCTCGCGGTGGCAGGCCGACAACCACCTCGTCAAGTGGGCCGTCGAGACCAACCGCCTCAGCCCCATGGACGTCGAGTCCGGCGTCAAGCATCGCCAGATCGGCCGATTCACGGCGATCGTCTACCACCGCTCCACCGAGGATCGCAAGGCCCTCACCCAAGAGATGAAGCGGTATTTCGACACCCAGGTCGAACGGGCGATGGACAAGCTTCGCCGCGAGAAGCCCGAACTGTTCAACGACCCCGAGCCGGACGGCGTGGATGAGGTCGACGACGGGTACGCGGACTTCGAGCTGGAGGCTCCCGAGGATGAGTCAAGCGACGGGTAAGCGGATCGGCCAGACGATCCAGGCCAAGATCCACGGCCGGGTCGTCACTGTCGAGTGCGTCGGAGACGACGGCCGGCGGATCGCGTGGAAGGCCAAGGACGGCGACGGGGCGGGCGAGTGGGACGCGGGACTGTGGGACATCAACCGGCGGATGCAACAGGAGACGAAGGGCGATGGCTGACCTATTCCAACGACGACAGCGAATGCTTGAGGTGGTTGGCGTCTTTGAATATGGCGGTCAAAACTTCGTCAAGTGGCGATATGTGGACTCTGGGGCCATCCACGAATTCACGCTCGCCGCTTTCACGGATGCTTTTGAGCCCGTTAGGCCGGCCTCCCCGCCCAAGCCGGTATCTCGCGAGAAGACGGTGATTTCTGACGCAGAGCGTCCGGACTTGCCAGGCGGACGAGTCGGCCAGCAGACTCTAGGCGTCAGCCTTGGCGTCGACTGCAAGCTCGTCGAATGCGTCGCGGATCTCAACGGACGCGTCTGTTTTGTCGACTGCGACGACGACAGCGACATCTGCGGCGTGACCGACTTTCCCACTTGGGATGCCCTTATTCAGCGTCAAGGCGCGGAGCGTCTCTTATGACTGACTCCCGCTATCCCCTCTTCGACCAGCCGGCACCGACGGTCGCCTTTCTCGATCCGAGCCTGCCCGAGGAAGAGAAGCCCCGGCTGTCGCCCCAGCACCAGGCCATCGCCGACGCGCTGCGATCAGGCCCCAAGACCAACCTCGAACTCAACATGATCGCCCACCGCTACGGGGCGCGATTGCACGAGCTGAAAGCGGCCGGTTTCCTGTGGACGAAGCGGACCCTCAAGGCGGGGGTTTACGAGTACCGAATGATTCGGGATTTCCTCCCGGACGCATCCTGAAAACACATCTGGGAGCGACCTCCGTGGACTGGTTTCGCACTTACAATTCGATCAAAGACGACCCGAAAATCCTCCAGTTTTCCCCGGAAAACCGATGGTTTTTCGTCGCAATCCTGGCGATTTCATCCGAGCAGGAGGTACGGGGGTCGCTCCCAGGAATCAGTCATATCGCAATCGCCTTGCGCATTCGGATTCCCAGAGCCAAGGCCGTCGTCAAGGCTTTCGTGTCGGCCGGGCTCATCGATGAAAACGTGGAGACGAAAGCACTTACGATCCACGGATGGGACAAGAGGCAGAAGCGTTCCGACGACACGAACATCCGCCAGAAAGACCGTCGCGAACGCCTGAAGGAAGAGCCGGAAGTCACGAGACTGTCACGTGACAAAACCGTGCCTCGCGTACGCGCGACAGATACAGAGACAGATACAGAACCCCCTGTAGTCCCCCTGAACGGGGGACGGAACGACAAGGTTTCCGGACCACCGAAGACGGCCCCTCCCGGATCGGCCGAGCACAAATGGGTGCTCGACGCCGTGCCGTCGGAGTGGGGCCCCGAGGGGTTCGATACTGCCAGCAATCTGCTCAAGGAATACCCGGCCGCCGCCGTCGAGGCCGGGCGACAGAAGGTCATGGCCAAGTTCGGCCGGCAGTTCAAGCACGGAGCGTCGGGCTACTGGTGGACGGTCTGCCGCAGCAACCCGACCGGGGAGGCCGACAGCACTGCGCCGGCCCGTCCGATGCCCGCCCCCCCGAAGTTCCATCGCGCCTCGCCGGAAGACGCCATCCCGATCCCCAATCGGCCGGAGTCGGACGACGGGGAGTCTCGGGAAGGCACCTGGGGCGCTCGCCATGCGATCCCCATGATGCAGCCTGATAGATCCGACGTTCACGACGAGACGACGCCGTCTAGACGATCCCAGAGGGTTTCCTGACGTGGCCGGAAAGGGGCTTTGGATGTGGGACAACCGACGAAAGTCGATGGGGACGGACGGCTCGGCCTGTGTCGCCGAGCGGATGCCGCCCCAGAACCTGGACGCCGAGCGCGGCGTGTTGGGCGGGTGCCTGCTGGACGCCGAGGTGATCGACGACGTGATCGCGATGCTCCGGCCCGAGGACTTCTACCGCGACGCCCATCAGATCATGTTCCGGCGGATCATCGAACTTCGCGGCCGGGGCGAGCCGGTCGACGCCGTGACGCTGGGGGCCGAACTGGAGCGGACGGGGGAGATCGACGAGATCGGCGGCGACGACAGCCTTTCGACCGTCGCCAACAGCGTCCCGCACGCCGCCAACGCCCGGTATCACGCCGAGATCGTCCGGCAGAAGGCCCAGACGCGGGTTCTGATCCAGGCCGCGTCCGAGATCATCACCGACGGCTACTCAAACCTGATGACCGCGACGGAACTCGTGTCGTCGGCCGAGTCCAAGATTTTCGCCGTGCGGGATCGGGAGATCATCGGGACGGCTCGGACGACGTGCGACCTGATCGGCGAGACGATGGAGGCGATCGAGCAGCGCGGTTCGGGGACGGTGACGGGGATCGCGACCGGGCTGATCGACCTGGACGACATGCTCGGCGGCTTCAAGGGCGGGGAGATGACGATCGTCGGGGCCCGGCCGAGCCAGGGCAAGACGGCCCTCGGGCTCAGGGTCGCGATGGGGGCGGCTAAGGATTACCGCCAGCCGGTGCTTTTCGCCTCGATCGAGATGAACCACGCCTCGCTGATGAACCGCATCCTTTCGGCCGAGGCCCGCGTCGACAGCCGGCGGATCGAGCGCAACCGGGGCAGTTACGTCCTCACCGACAAGGACCGCCTCGGGTTGAACCAGGCCGCCTACCGCCTCGCCAACGCACGGCTCGTGATCGACGACGCCCCGATGCAGAGTGTCGGCCGAATCGTCGCGACCGCCCGCCGGCTCAAGCGTCGGGACGGGCTCTCGATGGTGCTGGTCGACTACCTCGGCCTGATCGACGGCGAGCGTCGGCATGGGGAGAGCCGGCAGGAAGAGGTCGCCAGGATCAGCAAGGGGCTGAAGGCCGGAGCACGCGAGACCGGCGTCCCTTGGATCGTCCTGCACCAGCTCAACCGCGAATCCGAGAAGCGCGGCGACAAGCGGCCGTGCTTGGCCGACCTTCGCGAGTCGGGCCAGATCGAGGCCGACGCCGACGTGGTGATCCTGCTCCACCGGCCGGCTTACTACGACCCGAACGACAAGCCGGGCGTCGCCGAGATCATCGTCGCCAAGAACCGCAACGGGCCGACCGGGGCCGTCGAGTTGCTGTTCGAGGGGTTCTGTACGCGGTTCGACAACGTGAGTTCACGCTTCTGAATCTGCTACTGCATAAGGTTTTAGGTGAAGGTCTGAAATCATCCTCAAGCGGAGAACATGACGAGCCATGACAGCCAAAGTACCCAAGATCCGATCCACCGGCCTCGCCACGACGAAGTCCAAGACGGACCTCACCCCGTACGACCTCGTCACCGCCGCCGGCATGGCGTGCGAACAAGCCAGGGCCGCGACGACGGCCGTCGCTAAAGACATCCACTACGACCGGGCCGAACGGTTCTTGCGAGCCGCAGACGTGATGCGGGGATTGGATCACGAGCCCGGCTATGAATTCCGCCCGCTGGCCGCGAGGGGGACCAAGTCGTGACCCTCTTCCAACTCTATACCGCCCTCCACCTCTATGCGGCCTTCCTGTGGTCGCTGGGGGGAGGGCCAACGAATAAGGAGCTTTGAATTACTCATGGGGAAGTACGTTCCGCCTAAGAGCGGTAATCAGACCAAGGGGAGGTGAGGGGTTATGGGCAGTGACGCGACGACGACCATTGGGACGAAGCTGACCGAGGAGGCCGGACGGGACGCGATCCACGTCGCGGTGATGGCGGTGAGGGCGATGAGGACGGTTCGCCCCGGGCAACACATCGGGATTGTCGAACCGGGATGGGCGAGCCCCGCAGTCCAGAATCTAATCGGCATCGCCGACCCGTTCCTGAGCGGCACTATCGAGACCGGCGAGTGGTTCTGGATGCTCTTGTATCCTCGGACCATCACGACCCTCCGCCACGTCTGGGAACATCCGGACGTGCCCAGCGAAGAGCAGCCGTCGACACCTACTCCGGCCCCCTCGGTAGATCCCGGCATCGACGCCCGGTCCGCCTCTTGGGGCTGGATGGACGCCTACGCCGCCGGCCTCGGCCACACCTCAACGCAGGTGATCGAGTACGCCACGCGTTATCTCGACGAAGGCGACAACCTGTGCGGCGACATCAGCCTGGACGGCACCGACATCCCCGATGGGTTCTGGGATCACTACCAGAACGTGACCGGCAGGCAGGTCGCCAATGAGGACCGGCCGTCGTGGTTCTCTTGCTCTTGCTGAGGAGCCTCGCTCAATGCCTGACGAGCCGATCTACCACCGATGCCATTACGGCTATCGCATTAAGGAACGATACTTCGACCATCACGGTCGGCCCCGCGTCATCCTCAACGCCTTCGACAGCGGCAAGCCGGGCGACGTCGATGTTCCATTCGAGGAGTTCGACTCCGACTTCTACGACTCCAGCCAAGCCGAGAAGCAGAGGCGGGTCGACAAGGCTGTGCATGGCGAAGAACCCGAGTCGAGGCTTGATCCAGAGACGTTGGCCGCGACTCTCTACGACGCGTTCCGGTGGCGTCAGGGCCGTCACTTCGTGCCCTGGATCGGCCTCGACGGCGACGTCCGCAGCCTCCACATCGACATCGTCACAGATGCGATCGAGGCCGGGGCCAACGAAGCCAAGGCGGAAGCCGAAGCCCCCTCCACCCCCGTTACCCCCTCTCTCGTGCTCTCGGACGCCGAGGTGGAGGCGTTGGCGAAGGAGGCGTACGAGAAGGGCCAAGAGGCGTACAAGAAATCCGTGTCGATCGCGGATAGCCACATCAGGTGCAAAGCCTGGGAAGAATGCCGCTGGGCTGAACGGCAGTTTCACATCGCCGTCGTGCGCCACGTCATCAATCTTGAGGCCGCGGCCCGGCCGGCGGTGAAGACGAGGGTGGGGCAGTGGGTGCCCGCCAAGTACATCAACGGAGAGTATCCGATCGCACCTAGCGACAGGGTCTTCTGCGTCGATGACGTCGACGGCAACAGCCCCAATTTCAGGGTCGAGTTCGAGGTCTACAGCTACGGATCGGGCTTCGTAAAGGGAGGCTGCTGCTCTCGTGAAGCCTGGGACGCCGCCGTTGCTCGGGCCGCCGAGGGGAGGGCGGGGGCATGAAGGCTGTCACCCTTTGGCAACCGTGGGCGAACTACTGCGTCACGCCCTCGGAGACCGACCCAGAGCGCCCTGTCAAGCAGTATGAAACGCGGTCTTGGACGACTCGCCATCGAGGGCTGATAGCAATACATGCGTCGAAGCGTTGGGGATGCGATCAGGCCATGAGATTCGGATTCCCTGAACTGCCGCTCGGCGCAATCGTCGGCGTAGTCGAGATCGTCGACATGTGGGCGACAAACCTAGTCGGCTGGGTTTCGAGGCTCAGCGACGAAGAACGATCCCTCGGCGACTTCAGCCCCAACCGCTACGGCTGGGAGTTGGCCAATCCTCGGAAGTTGGATGAGCCCATCCCATGCCGTGGAAAGCAGGGGATTTGGGTCCTCGATGCGGAGATCGAAGAGAAGTTGATGCGTCGCCTCGAACTCATCACCACCGGGAGCACCGCTCAATGACGCAATGCGATGAGTTCGCCCCGCCCATTCTTGAGGACCCCGACATCGGCCGAACGGATCACAGCCGATGGCTCCCAGGCGAGACGGACGAAACTTCCGGGTTCTCGTCGCCGTGCGGCGTCCGCAGTTACCTCCGCCAGCATCAGGCATCCAAGACGCCGTCCACCTGGAGATCTCCTAAAAGGAGACTGCGAAGCGTCGAGCCCGATCTCGGACTGACCGAATCGCAGCGGGCCATCCTCGGCTACCAGCGGTCTCAATGGGCTCGACCTGCGGCGAAGGTCATGAAGGCTTACGGCTTCGGCCCGACCCCCAACGGCTTCAAGGGAGGGACTTACTGATCATGGGTGTCTACCGAACGCCTCGCAAATACCCGATGCGGACCACTTACGAGGCTTATCCCAGGCCGCACACCGACGTCGTGAACTGGGAGGCGGGCCACGCAGCGAGAATCCACCAGATCGAGACGGACGTGCGCCCCAACGGGGCCGTCTACTCCGTCTCCGACCTCCGCCGTCACTGCACGGCAACCGCCCTCTGCGGGAGGGTCGTCCGGTTCGACCGCCACGTCATCGGATACGCGTTGTTCTACCTCCGGCCCCAGTCCGTCGAGATCCACCGCATCGGGGTCGACCCCGAATGGCAGGGGCAGAAGATCGGCCGTTATCTAGTCCGAACGCTCTATGACGAGTTCCTCGACTGGAACCGTCCCCGGCTCTATCTCGATCTCATGGAGTCGACCGTAGCGGCCCATGAGGAGTGGGCGCTGAAGGCTTGCCATCGGCTCTCCCGCCTCGGCTTCAGTTCGGCCGTGGCCGCGACGGCGTCCGGCCCGGCCTGGCGGTTTACGCGGCGGTTCGATCCCACGAGGGCGGCGTAAGGAGGAGACGCAGATGACGCTGGACGAGGCCGTGAAGGTGCTCAACGAAATGCAGCACCTCGGCGCAGATGACTGGAAGGTTACGGCGATCGAGTTCTCCGACGGAACTTACTCGCACGTTGCCAGCCGGATGCTCAGCGGTTGGGGAATCGACGGCGACGCCGCGGTTGAACTTGCGAAGGATATGGAGCTTACCTCCGCCGCCGGCGGCTCCGGGAGAGGAGGGACGAAGTCCTATGAGTAAGGCTGCAACGAAACGCCGGTCGCTCGTCCTGCGGCCCCACGAGGCGAACGCATTGGCGAAGCACGGCCGGGTCCTCATCGTGCGGGAGGTCAAGCCGCAGCCTGAGCCGCCGCGAGCGATCTACTCGTTGCCCGACGCAGACACCGCCATCACCCCGAAGCTCATGTTGGCCTGCAGTCCCTACAACCCTGAGCCGAGGACCGCACTCGGCTGGACATGGGAGATGACGCGGCTCGGAAGTGTTGAAGCCCGTCGCTGCGACTCGGAAACCTACAAGACCGTTTGCCCGTTCGGCAAACCCGGAGACCTCCTCGTCGGTAAGGAGAAGTGGGCCTGGGATTACGACAACGGGTGGGTAGTTTACGCCGCTGACGAACCGGCTGGCGATTGGTCGTCCGCCTGGTGCTCAGGGTCGCAGATGCGAGAGATCTACAGCCGTTTCCCCTCGCTCCTTGTCGAGTCAATCGAGGTAAGACGTTCCTACGAAGTGACCCGAGAGGAAGCGACGTCGCTGGGCTGGCAGCCCGTGAACCATTGCGACGAACGCGGATGCCACTGCTACACGACCTGGGTGGAAAGGCTGGCGGGCAAAGGATGGTGCTGGTTCGCCGCCGTGAAGGTCGGAGGCGACTCCCGATGAGCAGCGACGCCACCTCAACCCTCACCATCGACGGCTGGCGCCCCGCCCGACTCAACCAGTACGTGGGCCGCCACTGGAGCGTCGGGCACCGGATGAAGCGGACCGACAACCGCACGCTATGGATTGCCACCCAAGCCCAACAGACCCCCAAGGCCGCCGGCAAGCGTCGCATATCGATCCACGTCGTGCTCAGCGGACGACAGAAAGAATCCGATCCCGACTCGATGTGGAAGAGCCTGCTCGACGCCTGCGTGAAGTGCGGCCTCCTCGTCGACGACTCCCCCCGCTACTGCGAATTGGGGCCCGTCACCTTCGCACGCGGCAAGCAAACACGAACTGAAATCACCCTGGAGGACCTGCCTTGAGACTGCCCTTAGTGAGTCGACTGTTGGACCGCCTGACGTCGGGGACACCCGTCGAGCACGCATTGAAGATCCTGAATGAGAAGGAGTATTTGGGGTGCGCTGTGTGGGAAGCCACCAGCGCCGGCGTGTTTGGGAATCACGGCCATTTTCTGTCCGCCACCGAGGCCGTTCGTATCGCGGGGAAGCTCGAGAGGGGGGAAGAGGTATGAGCGAGGACCGATGGCAATCGCTCTTGTCGTACTTGATGGCTTCGGGGCTGATCTTTTGGCTCGGAGCCGCCCTTCTGACGTGGAACATCCTGCGAAGGATCGAACTCGCGGAGCAGTACATCGTCCGCAGGATCGACCGTCTTGAACAACGGTTGATGGATATGAATGCACGCGGGAATTCGGAGGCGAACCGATGAGCGACGAAGCACTGGCAAGGGATTTCGAGAAGCGTCAGCTCCGCTGGGGTCTCGACTGGATCGGCGACGAGATCCAGCGAGTCAACAACGCCAACGGGTGGGATGGCCTCGATCCCGAATCGTGGGATCGCGAGGACAAGAAACACCGCATTCCCAGCAAGCTCGCCCTCCTTCACAGCGAGGTCTCCGAGATGCTGGAGGCTTTCCGCAAGGGCGATAAGGACAATTTCATCGAAGAGGCTGCGGACGTCTTCATCCGCCTCATGGACATCACGCATCCGCTAGGGATGGACATCGCCTCAGCCGCCCTCTCCAAGGTCGCGAAGAACGCGGGCCGAGGGCATCGACATGGAGGGAAGCGGGTGTGAGCCACTTCGACATCGACTCGTTCATGCTGGGGCTGATTTTAGGGCAAATCATAATGTTTGTCCTCGCCACGTTGACCTTGCGCAGGAAAGAGGACTGATCTGATGGCCTACGAAGATATGTCGCCGCTGTCGAAGGTCGACGACGCCGATCTCGACACTCGTTCCCACAAGAGCCTCGTTGCCGAGATCGTGCTGTTCCGCAAGGCCCTTCGCTACTGCCTCAGCCAGGACGGCGACGACAACTGCTGGATGGACTACCGCCATCTCTTGATGAGATTCCTGCCCGGCTACGACCCCGCCAAGGACGACGTGCGGCTGGACAAGGATCAGTTGATCAACTGCCGCAACTTTATCAACTGCTGGCAGAAGGACGAGCCCTGGGACTGCCTCGGCGGAGACAAGGGTAAGACGGTGCCGGCTCGCTCGATAGGCACCCTCGATTGCCTGAAAGATCAAGACAACACATGAACGCCGACCCCGACGACATAGCCACGATCGATCTGAGCCCAAAGGCAGGGGCGGAGGTTGAGGCGAAGCCTAAAGCTCATCGCCCTCTTTCCCCCGCCGACCTTGCCGACTACACGCCGGCGATGCTGGCGATGTTGTTGAGATCGATCTCATACGGCGGCTTCTCCAACTGGTGGCCGGCGAGGCACGAGGGCAAGTGCGTGGGCTATCTCGCGGGGAACGGGGCGGCATTTGTGCGGGCAGAGAAGGTGGTTGACATCATCGTCAAGGGGGAGAGATGAGTGAATCCGAGGCCAAGTGCGGCTCCTGCAACGGCTACGCAGTGCACACGAGACTGAGGCGGTCGGGCCGGAGGGAGTTCTACGTCACGTCCTGCGCCGAGTGCGGCGTCACTGGGCCTAGGGCTTCAGATCGCGAGGCGTCGATCTCCGGGTGGAACCGACTGTGGAATCGGCCATTGCAAGTCGGGCCGAGGTTGAGGTTGTCCAAAGAGCCGCCCGAGTCGGCCGGGCTCTGGTTTATGAAGTTCGATTCCGGCGACGGCTACCTCTTGGAAACCGCAACCCGCGTCGAACAGCGATACCTCAAGGAGTTTCGCCGGCGGGCTGCTGGCGAGGGTTGGACATTTGCATTGATCCCCGAGCCCGTCGACGAAAGCGAGGCGACGTCCGATGAGTGAGACAACGTTAGGAGCCTGCCCGAATCCTGAGTGCGGCAGCATGGAGATCGAACTCGACACGCAGGATGGCCAAGTGTCCTACGGATGTGCGTCCTGTGGGCTCTGGGGCCCGACCGTCGACAGTTATCACTTCCATCACAACGCCGAAGACCTCGCCCGTCGCCTGTGGAACGGCCTACCCCGCGACGAAGACACCACCAAGCCGGCCCGCTTCATGATCTCCGATCTGCCCTCGAAGCCGCCTTTCCTCAAGCTCAACGAAAGCGATGTCTGCGATGAGTGACCAACCGATGACGCTGGAGCGGGCGGTGGAGGTGCTGAATAAGCACAAGTTCCACGACGGGACGCATGGCGAATGGGAAGAGAATTGGATGTGGCGTACCTACGGCATGAAGGTGGTTCATTTGCTTTACCTCCAGCCGAACTGCATGCCTGTCCTCCAGAAGCTTGATTCATTCTCTGCTGTTGCGGTTGCCGAGAAGCTCGAACGCCAAGCCAAGTCGGCGATCGCCCTTGAGAGTCTTGATCGGCGTCTCTTCCTTGAAGCCGGCGGCTACCCGAGAGAGGACGCCCACCCTACCGTCACGGCTGCCTTCCTCAAAGCCGCCGACATCGAAGCCGAACACGGAGGCGTAATCGCCGGCACCCACCTTGCCTCGCCCACGCTGGTCGAAGAAGCGAACGCGGTCGTTGAGATACTTTGCGAGACCACGAAACACATCGATTCGACCACTGATTACAAACTGGCCGATTGCATTCGTCGCCTCCGTGCGGCCCTGGCGAAGGAGACTCACTCATCATGACCATTGCCATGCTCGCGGTTTACGTCCTCGCTGCAATCCTCTTCGCCCCGCGTCTCTCCACCGCGAGCGTATGGGATCGGATCTATGTCGCGTCAGGGATGGCGGCGCTGCTGATCGTCACCGCGTGCTTCGATCTCTGCTGGATTGGGGGCTGAGGGCCATGACGCTACGGGAATACGCCTCGCTCCTCGCCTCCACGATCCGCTGGCGTCTCCGTCGCTGGCGGGGCATGCCGAAGTGCTCGGTTTGCGGCTCCCGAGACGTGGACGCGGAAGTCATCTGCGGCGTGCGTCGGGTCGTCTCGTGCCAGGCCTGCCACACATGGTTCGGATGGGGGAAAAGGCCATGAGCGATGATCCCAAGACAAACCCGGTGCCGTGTGGGGCGTGCAAGCGAATCCCCCGCTACTGGAACTGGTGCGACGGCGGGGCACACATTACCTGCGACTGCGGCGTCAGCGGGCCGGCTGTGGCCGATGCCGAAGGCTTCGATGACTGCGTCCCCGCTTGGAACCGCATGTGGGACACCTCTAAGCCTGCTACCAGGAAGGTTCTTGAGCGGGCGGCATGGTTCCTTGGTTCGGCCCGGCGCAACGGCTTCCTGAACCTCAAGATCATCTTCTTTCACAGCAGGCCGGACGACTGCGAGTACTACGAGTTATTCCAGGATCTGGAAGACATGTGCCGCGAGAACGGTATTCAGGTGCCACGATGAACGAGACACTCGCCGACATGCTCGTCCGCGCCTACAGCCGCCCGAAGCCGACATCACGATGGCAGGTCGGGCAGCGGGTGCGAGTCCGCAAGACTCTGACCTGCAATACCTACGAAGTCCTGGAACTGCTTGGGGCGATCGGCGTCGTTCAGAGCATCGACATCAGCGGCTTCAGCCATCGGATCTTCTACAACATCGAGTTCCCCAACGGCCGCGTCGAGCCCTTCGAGGAATGCGAGTTGGACCGGCGGTTTGTTCACGGCACGGAGTCAACCCCATGACTGCCACCTGTGACGGCAAGGGCAAGCTCCCCTGCCTATCCTGCTCCGGCACGCAGCAGACCCTCACGACCGACGGCCGCCCGGTCCGCTGCCTGACGTGCGGCGGCAAGGGGCGAATCGGCCTTTGTCCCGGCTGCCCCGCGTGCTCCCATAAAAAACAGTCGCGTGCTTCGGCCGAGCAGACGGGGAGGTTCAAGTTCTCATGAACGATGATGCGAAAGCCCAACTGAGAGAGCAAACATTGCGGCAGTGGCACGCCCTCAAAGACGTCGCACGACGCAACCACCAAGAAGCGTCCAAGGGCAAGATCACCACCGCCGCGTTCTGCATCTGCGGTTGCGCCATGGGAGGCCCGGCCGGGAGTGACGCCTGCAAGATGCTTCAACTGTTCAAGACCTTCATCGAGTGCATTCCTGCCAGTCGCCTCCCCGATGATTGGCAAGAGAGCGTCGACCTACTCAGGAGCATCATGTGACCCGCGACGAACTCGCCGACGAACTGCTGGAGATCCGCAGGTACGTGAGGACGGACGTGGAGTACGTGAGGCAAAAAATCGAACCGTTGTTCGATGTACTGGATCTCTTCGGCAATAGAGATCCGTTCAGACGGATCATGAGCAACCTTCTCGTCGCCTCGCGCTTTATCCAGGTCGACCCCGAAGTCCTCGAAGGCTACCTCTACGCCGCTGCGTTCGAGCTGCGGTGCGGCAAGGGGAATTAATCGCCATGAGCAAGCCCCACCGCCGCCGCAAGACGCCGAATCGTCGCACCGTGGGACACTGCCCGGCTTTCCCCTGGAAGACACGGCACATGAGCAAGCGGGCGGCGTGGGCGAGCATCATCGCAATGATCCTCGGCGGGACGGCGAGGCGCGATCCGACGACCGGGAAGATCCCCAAGTACAACGTCTTCAGGTGCCATCGGTGCGGTCGCTGGCATGTGGGGACGGACAGTTACAAGAACCGGAGGGCGGGATGAGCGAGCCGATTTCTGTGTCATTCGCTGTGAAACAATGCGACCTCGTTCCTTGCCGAAACTGCGGGTCGTTGACCGGCCCTCATCTCTTGGTGAATGAACTGGAGCCCGTAGTTCAGTGCTTCAACTGCGGCGAGCCCGGACCGCGATGCGACACCGAGGAGCAAGCCGTCGAGACCTGGAATCGAAAGCAGGGAGACCCGATGACGACGTTCGACAGCGGTGCTAAGAGGAGCAGCGACGCGGAAGACGTCCGGTACGACCTTATTTCTCCCATCGGCCTCCGCCGGCTCGCGGAGACGTACGCGGAGGGGGCCAAGAAGTACGGGGCCGGAAATTGGCTCAATGGCTTCCCCGCCACCAACCTCGTCAACCACCTGATGCGGCACGTCGACCTGTTTCGGAGCGGCGACGCGAGCGAGGACCACTTAGCCCACGCCGCGTGGGGCCTGTTCACCCTGATGCACTTCAGCGAGACCCGCCCCGACCTCATGGATGTCTCGTTCGAGCGACTGGAGGCGAAGAAGCCATGAAACTATCCCTCATCGTGGCGATGACCAAGGACGGCCTGATCGGGGCCAACGGCGGCCTGCCGTGGGGGCGAATCCCCGAAGACATGCGGCACTTTAAGACGTTGACGATGGGCCAGCCGGTCATCATGGGCCGTAAGACCTGGGAGTCGCTTGGCGGCCGTCACGGCCTTTTAGGTCGCATGAACCTCGTTCTGTCGAAGTCCTTGAAGCAGTCGGAGAACCCGAGCGTGTTCGTGCGACGCGCCCTGTTTCCGGCGATCCGCACCGCAATCCAGTACGGCTATCAACGAGCTTGGGCGATCGGCGGGGCGTCCGTGTTTGGGGAAGCCTCTGATTCATTCTGGTTCGACTCGGCCCATGTCACGCTGATCGACGGCCAGTTCACCGGCGACACCTACTTCCCGTTTCCCATCCTCGATTCGCCGGAATGGGTCGCCTCCGCCCCACCTACCATCCTCGCGCCGGGAGTCGTCTGCCACCATCTGGAGAGGGTTCGCCAACCATGACTCGAAAGCTGTTGCCGAAAGCCCGGCCGTGCGGACCTGGGTCTCTGCTGGGGCGATCCATCGCGACCCTCAACAGTCGGTCCCACCTCGGCTGGTCCGACTGGCGAGCATGGAGGTCTTCATTTCACGGCCGCACCTACGTTTCACCACGATCCGCGATCGAGACCGTACTCACCGATGACGAGGCGATCGAGGCGGCGAAGGGTCTCACCCGGGAAGAGGGGAGGGGATGATGAAAACCGATCGTCGCCCCCGCGGCAAGGTCGGCGAGGACGGGCTTACCGACCGGCAGCGAGAACTCTGGCGATCCATGTTGGAGTTCCAGGCCACCAACGGCCGCCCCGGCTCCGCAGGAGAGTTGGCCGCGCGGTTGGGCGTCTCCAAGGGCGCGATCACCAACCCGATGGAGATCCTGATCCAGAAAGGGCGGGTGGTCAACAAGGGGACCGCCGGCCAGAACCTGCGTAAGTGGGCGATCGATCCTGAGACCGAGGACGCCGAGTACCTGCTGTCCATGGCGGAGTTGAGCATCGTCAACCGCGGCATCCGCCTTTTCTTAGATCGCCACCTCGAGAACGAACCGAGCCCGTCGCCGCTCAAGTCGGGTAGAGCACTCGCTGGGATCGTTGAGGAGTGGATCACCGCAGCGAACGGCGCGGCCCGGGACATCGTCAAGCCGATCACCAAACGTCACGGGATCGACGGACTGACCGATCGGCAGCGTGCGATCCTCCTCATGATCGCTGGTCAAGCCGGACCCGTTCGGGTCGTCGACCTCGAGGACAAAGCGGGCGTCCGCGGCGGCGGCCTAGCCTGGACTCTTGCGAGGCTGGAGATGAAGGGACGCATCGAGCGATGCCGCGTGCTGGGCGCGGTCGCCGTCAAGGCGGTTGAAGGGGCGGCCTGAACTCACGCCGACCAATCGATTGATCACCACCACGAGGCGAAGAGGGGGCGAGAGCATGAGCAGGAGATTCGGGCCGCATCCCGAGAGCGGCGAGGATGTCGAGGAGTCATGGAACGTCCGAATACAGACGCCTGAGATGCGATGGGACGGACGAGGGTTCATGGCCCCATCAGTCTTCGATATACGGGAGAAATTTGGCAGGAACGAACTAAGGTCGATCGAGGAAGCCCGGAGCTTGATCGCCGACCTTCGCAAAGACCCTAAGCTCGTCGGCTGCCTGTTCTGGATTCAGAAGACGACGACCAAGACGAACTGGAACACCGAGATCCACGACGCCGACGGGATGGAGGATTGAACGCCGATGAACGACATCAAGGATCACGACGACATCGCCGGCCGCCTGGAGCGGATCGAGGGGCTGCTGGCGACGCTGGTGGGCAGGCCGACGACGAAGCAGTCCGAAGCTGCGGCATGCGATCCAGCGGAGATCCTTCAGGCGATCCCCAGAGCGATGCGCCGGCTTGATCCAATGGAGCGACGGGTGATCATGGGAAGGTTCGACGGACGCACTTTCCACGAGATCGCCAAAGACCTCGGGGTCACAAAGGAACGAGTCCGGCAAATCGAAGAAAGCGCCAAGCGGTTTTTGCGGGCTGCCTTGATGGCCGACCATAGTGTGGAGGGTTGAACTCTGATGATGACCATCAAGGATCTTGCTGCACGGTGGGGCGTGAGCGAACGCGAGGCGAGGCAGATTGTCAAGGACGGGCAGGTGCCGTTCATCGCCCTGAAGGCGTTCGAGGCCAACATCAATTGGACCTTCGTGAGGTTCCAGCCCGAAGCCGTGGCGTCGTGGGAAGAAAGCCGGGAGCGGCGAGCGACGACGGCTAAGCCGCAATCCGCCGCCTCCCAGCGAATCGTCCTCAGGAAGATGCGGCCGCGGTCATAGGCGTCGTCTCACCAGCACGTCGGCCGCGTCGGCAAGGTGGTCGGACAGGAGGTGTCCATAGGTGGCGGCGATCTGCTGGGGCGACGTGCCCAGCAGTTCCGCCACGGTGGCGACCGGGACCGACGACATGAGCAGGGAACTCGCCGCGGTGTGTCGCCAACGGTAACAGGTCAGCCTGTCAGGGCCTTCGTCGGACAACGGCACGCCGTCGGCGATGGCTTCTCTTCGCCGCCTCGCAGTCGTCACCGACAGATGGCTCGGGGTCCACTGGCCGCCCCGAGGTGAAGGGAACACAAGGACGCCTGAAGCCCCCTCAGCCCGCCTTAGCATCCGATGGAGACGGCGGGGCACGAAGACCCTCCTCGGCCTCCCCGTCTTCCTCGCCGCCTTCCAATCGGCCCGGGTCAAGATCGCCGGCCGCTCGCCGTTCCACTTGATCTCGCCCCAGCGAGCCCGCGTCAACTCGGACGGCCTGGCCCCGGTATGAATCAAGCACCGCTGGAGTTGGGCGAACTTCCGGTGCCCGTTCCGCCACAGCCATCTCAGCCACGCCGCGGCCTCGTCCCGGTTGGCGTACCTGTCGGCGGGGCGCGGGATCGTTGGGAGTGGGACGTCGGCGAACGGCGAAGCCGCGATCAGCTTCGACCTCCCGTCCACCCTCCTCGAAGCCCATCGGAACACGATCTTGAGGATGTTGGCCATCGACCTCCGGTAGCCGGGAGAGGCACCCGACCTCGTCCACGCCGCGATCAACGCCGGCAGATGGTCGGGCTGGACCTCCAACGGCGACATCGACCCGAAGCGGACGCCTCCGACCATCGCCGCGCAAGCCCGCCTGGCCACCGAGCACGTGTTCTCGTGCGCCCTCCGATCCCGCTGCCCCACCTCGATCCTCGCCTCGTCCCAAACCAAGTACGCCTCGCAGAGCGAATCGACCGTCGACGTCGTCTCCACGGACGGCCCATCAGATATCTCGGCGTGCCACGCCCACGCCGCGTGCTCGTCCTTCCGCCCAATGCTGGACGGCGCGATGATCCTCCGCCCACCCACCGTCGCCGCCCATCGATCCCTCGCAGCCCACCACCACGGCTTGCTCGGCCTCGGCATCCTGACCTCCTGGATTCGGCATGAATCGTGTCGCCCCCGACACTATACGTATGCTAGAATCCAGGGGAAAGGCCCAAAGTTGAACTACACGGTCAACATTTTTGGCGAGACAGCGTCATGGTGGATAATGCGCAAGTCGTTCACTGGCAAGGCGTAGCGTATTAAGTCGCGACGCCTACTTTGACGAGCGTCGACGCCGGATCGCGGATTTTCTCCTGTCCATGCGCCCAGTTTAGTGACACGAATAGTGTCGGCGCATGAAAAAACCCCGGCCGAAGCCGGGGGAGGGGTATGATAGGAAGCAGGACGCGGGGAGGCGTTCAAATCATGCTAGATGCATTCCGGAACGACGGTCCCATGAAAGACGTGGGACGCTTCGCAGGGCAGGGCGGGTGGCTCGGAAGCTTCAATGACGACGACGCGCCGTGCCTCCGTCGCGGCCCCCAGGTCATCTCGCCGGTCTTCGACGTGTCCGGCGGCTTCGTCTGGCTGTACACGAACACCGAAACGGGCGAGACGCGACTAGGGGAGAACCTCTTCGATGCCGTTTGCGCCGCGAACGCCGATCCGGCCGCCATCAGGTATGTCGTCGCAACTCCGGTGGACTGAGGCGGGAGGTCTAGATAGAATCCAGGTCAACGCCTGTCATGACCGGCAGTCAGAACGGGTTGACCACGGAAGCCTTCGGCGACCTCCTGGCAGGGGTCGCCTTTTCTTTTCACAGCCTTCCTACCATCATCGCCGCTCCGTTGCTCCGACGCCCGCCGCCACCACCGGGCGTGTAGGTGCTCTGATTCGTCACATCCGCCCCCGCGATCGAATCGCCCATCAGGGTGCCGTCCTCGACGGTCACGATCGCGCCGGGGTCGACGTCCCCCATCTGGATAACGGCAGAACCCGTAACGGGGTCGTCCAGAGTCCAGGTCAGGGTCGTCGTGCCGCTGCCCGTGGGGGTCGGCGAGATGCCCACGATGACGCCGTCGACCTTGAGCTGGACGACACCGCCTTCCCACGTGACGGCTTCCGGGAAGGTGATGACGAGGTGCACGCCGTCGGAGACGACGATGAGGGTCGTGGTCGGGGTGTTGTTGGCGAGCTGATAGTCCTTGATGCCCTGGACGATTACCGATTGGTTGTGCTGGTCAGCGGAATCCAGAAGCGGATTGACCGAGTTCGGCTGACCCTGCCGGCGGAGAAAGAGCGTGTTGTTCGTGCCGCCATCGCTTCCGTCACCGGGCCCGGGCTCCTGATTCGGCGTCCACAGTTTGCCCCAATTCCAATAGACCCTGTAGTTGGGCGAGAATTGGGTCGGCCGGTCGTAGCAGAACAGCGCCGCCGCGGCGACATGCCCCCGCTTGCGGAAAACCTCGAACTGGCTCCGCTGCACGTAGCGGTACACCGGGTTCTGCATGATGTCGAGGGTCCGCGCCGCGACCGACATGCACTCCGCTACCTGGCCGTCGCCCGCCGGCACCGCCTTCAAGGGGCCCGTGTCGCCGTCGCCGCCCTCATAACAGCAGTGCAGCGGCCGGTGCCCCGTCCTCGTCTCGATAGCGTCGCAGGCGGCGATGGCGGAAGCGTAGGTGGGACCGAGGGCCGGACCGTACGTCGTGTCGTGCTGGGTCAGGTCGGCCGCCTGGCCGTCGGAACACGCTTTCCAGGTGTCGTAGTAGGCCGAATCCTCGGACGTGATCGTGTAGGGCGCATCGGCGATCACGTCGGGGTGGGGAATGTCGTAGCCGAGCCCTTGCAGAAGGCCCAACTGAGTATCGATCGCCCCAAGGCTCCCCACCTGCCACTCGAAGGTCAACAGGACGTCCGCCGATCTCCCTGTCTCCCCCCAGCAGGCTTTGGCCACCTCGCCGATTCGGCCCGACCGCATCCAGTGGTATCCCCAGCCGTCTCCGAGGCCCGTCGCCCAAGAGCCGCCGTGGGCCGTGATGGGGAGGTAGCTGATCGACCAATTCCAAAGCTCGTTGCCGAGTGCTACGTGGAGCTTCTTTCCCTCCGGCAAGATGTCGCGGTAGATTTTGCAGACCTCGTAGACGAGCGCGTCGGAGGCTGAGTAGGGAAAATTAATCCAGGCATCGGCCCCGCTCTCCGCACAGATGTGCGCGTTGAAGTCGGGAGGGTGGCGACTCCACGGCACACAGGCTTCGTGATCCTGATAGGGCTTGACGGCCTTGGCGGCATCAAACGTCTGAGTCGTCGCCACCGCCAGCGGCGTGTGGATGTCGCCAAAGCTGATGTTGGCCGAGGCTCGCCACAGGAGGCTCGCCGCCCCCGTAACCTGCATCTCCGGCCCGTCGACGTACATCAGGTTGGAGTAGTAGGTCGTCGTGCCGTCGGTGACGAGTGGGCCGGAGGCTGTGAACGTGCCGGCGGTCCCGGTGGTCTGGTCGGGCTCGTCAGCGGCGCGACCGAAGACCGTGACGACCCCCGTCCCCGAATTGACCGTGTGGACCTGCATGACCTCGCCATTCACGGTGACGAAGCCGCCGGGCTTGATCCAGGTCCAATCGCCGGCCGTGATGGTCAGCGTGGACGAGTTGCCCGCGAGGTCCGCAGCCAGCGTGAACGACTCCCTCGCCGTGACGTTCGTGTCGGGGTCGGACCACGTACCACGCCCCGAGAGGAAGAGCCCATTGCGGACGGGCTGCTCGGAGGCCGCCTCGTCGAGAAATAGCTCGCCGTGGTGGTAGGCCCGGCCGATGGAGGAAGAATTCATCACGTACTGCGATTCGTCCGTGATCGCCAGCCGCCAGCCGACCGAAAAATCTCCGGCGGAGTGGGAGTCTGCGGTGGTTCCGAGCTGAGCCCTCGCCACCGTGTAGACGTTCCCTTCAGGGGCCGGAATCCCGATGACTCGGACCAGTTCGTCATCGAGGAAGAGGATCTGCCCATAGGGGATGCGAGAGTCGGGCTCCGATGTCGTCCTGTTGATCGTCAGCGACGTCGCGATCGCATCACACCCTCCCACCAGCGTCGCCGTGTACGTCTCGAACTGGGGGAGCTTGTGGCTGTAGTAGAAATACCGGCCCGTCGAATCGAACGGCTCGATCCTGCCGAACACTAGTTTCTTGTGATGGGCGGGGTGGTAGTTCCACTTCTGCTCGCTGGCCAGGACGATGTCCTCGGGCTCCGAGAAGCCGTCGACCATTGCCTCGTGCGTCTCCATCCAGCGGATGACGCCGCAGCCCGGGGTTACGAAGTGCTCCCGGAAAAACGAGTCGAGTTCAAAGGGGTCCTCGGGCCCGAACGTGACGGGGCCTGGGGTTTCCGGTGGGGTCCAGTTGCCAGGCCCGTAGAGGCGGAGATTCTTGTAGCGATGGGTTACATCGTGGTCCGACTTGACCCGCAGGCCGAAGTTGTTGTCCGTCGGGGTGACGAGGCAGGAAGCGCCTGATGAATGACTCGCCGCCGTGGTGCCGCCGTATCCGCGCGTGCAGCCCGTGAAGGAGTGCGAGCCTGAATCGTACCCCCCGGCCTTGACGACTTCCGTCCCGATCGTCAGGAGGATCGCCTTCGGGGCATCGGGTATCCCCCACCAGTTGGGCGACGGGTCGGCGTTGACGGGGATGGTGGCCGTCGAGCCATCGACGCCGGACGCCAGGGTGAGATTCCAGACGCTCTTCTGGACGTCGTAGACCCTCACGCGACGCTCGCCGGTCTCCGGAACGGTCACGTTCGCGTAGGCTTCAACCTCGGTCACGAAGTTGCCGCTGGCGAAGGTGACGAGATTCATGTCGGTGAACGGCGTGCTGTGATCGTAGTCGTCCCAGACCAACGCCCAGAGGCCCCAGTAGGGGCTTGGATCGTACCCGAACCCATCCTGATAGTTTGTTGCACTGTGGGAGAAGACGATGCTGTTCTGGCCGCCAGGGAACGGGGCTTTCAACGTCCCGTCCGGCCACATATCGCCGCCGTACTCCTGCCACTTGACGGGGTTGGCGACCCAGTAGCCCCAATTCCAGATGCTGGCCCCGCCCGTGGTGGACTGGAAGCCGAGCTTCATGAGGCCGTCGGAGGGGTCCGCAGAGAATCGCCCAGTGCAATTCTCCACAGCGAAATCGACCATCGCCTCCACGTCACCGGATGCGGACTTGACCCAGCCCTTGGGCGCGGAGATTGTGACGACGTCGGAAGGATCGAGAGGCCCAACACCATCTGGCAGCAACCAGAAGAACGCCCCGTAATCGCCGTAGTGGCAGACGTGATCGGTGCCAGGGGCGGCAAGGGAGATCGGCGAGTTTCCGTTGATCTTGATCGTCGGCTGGGGCGTCATCGCCGCGATCTGGCCGGAGGTGAAGGCCGACTCGGAGCCGTTGGGATCGGAGACGCAAACCGTGATCGTGTCGCCGGACGAACCAATGTACGCACGGCGGACGGCGGGCCGCTGAACGACCAACGTCTCAGCGTACCTGACCGTCCCCGAGTCCTTGGCGACCGTGAAACTGTGGGCGGAATCGCCGGTTTGAGAGATGCTCGGATGGCCGTCCGCGACATCGGTTCCAATCGTCCCCGTGAAGGGATAGAACCACTTGTTCGTGGCCGTAACCGCCGCAACCGTCCCCGCCGGATCGTGTTGAAACGCCTCGATCTCGGCATCGCTTAGAGCCTTGTCAACAAGGAACAAGGACTCCATCGTGACCTTGGTGGTCGTGGTGCTGCCTTGAGTGCCGACCTTCCAATTGCCAGTTAACTTCAGGGTTCCGGTTAGGTCGTCCCAGGCGTCATCCCTGACCCTCAGGTCGTTGACCTGGAAGAAGCAGCGGGAGGGGTTGGACCCCGAGAAACTCAGGGTCATATGCAGCGGCGTCCCCAGCGCGAACCCGTCGGCCAACACCTGCTGTCCGCCGTGGCCTGCGTTGTCCGTCATCGTGCCGTAGAGCTTCAAGGTGGGATGGCTAAGATCATTAGCAGCCCAGCCGTAGAAGCCGTTGCCGTCCTGGAGGCTCTGCTGGGCCCAGTTCCCGCCGAGGGTCGTCGTGAAGTCGTCGACGCGCTCGATC